ACGGATATAATCAATATTATCCAAATGGATTCTGGCCAAACAATGCCCGAGTAGAAATTTTTGTTCCTGATTTAGATAATAGACCACACATCAGTTTGGTAATGGAAGTTGTACCAGATGAAGGTCATATCAATGAGCAAGGGTTCCCCGGGTTCTTAACAGCCCAGCCCAATCTTGCTACATTAACAACTGGATCTATTACGATTACTGGTATCGATACAGCTGGAATTTCTATAGGAAACTTTGTATATATTAGAGATCAATTTGCATCTACATTTGATAAGTTTCAGTATGTACATGATCAAATTGGAAATTATTTAGATATAAATGGTAATATCACTACAGACCCCGCCCAATATATCGTCAATGCTAACTATGGAATACCATATATTGCCACTGGGACATATGTTACGAATGTTAGTTATGCATCTGTCACATTAAACTATGCATTGCCAACTGGCGGCGGATTCCCTGGTAATGATAATTATTTCACATTCTATTTCTGCGGTAACGCCTATTATACTGTATTAAGCAGCACAGTTGCTAACAATCCAAAAACTCCTAATACTAATATTATCGGAAGTGCCAACACATCAACTGATCAAGTGGCTGCACATATCGATTCTTTACAATATTTGAATAGTTTAATAGATAAAGTTATTGGAAATGTTACAGTTGCAGTACAACCACTAAACTCTACTAGCATACAAACTTTCTTACCTTTAGTGGTAGGTGGTGCTAACGCAGCATCGTTTATTGATTTACGATTTGGAGAGATGACTTCTATAATAGGTGCTACTCCTAGCACCTATGCAACCATAGTGCCACCTAAACTGATCAAGAAAACTGGAACAGTTCCTTTGGGATCTGGCAATGCGATAGAACTAATCAATGCAAACAAAACTTTCCTAGCTGATCAAGTGACAGCATATGTTATGAATGTTTATAGAAATCCAGGAGTGTTTGATTATGATGAGGCTAAATGCCGACGAGACGTATTCTTAATACTACAAGAACTAATATATGATCTAGAGTCTGGTGGAAATTACCACAGTGTATTCTCAGGTTTAAGTTACTGGTCTAGGGACGGTACACATCATATCGTACAGATGGGCGAGAACGTAACAAGGAACGATTTATTCCCTGATGGTGCTACTGTTAATTTCTATCAACGTAGTTACATCAGCGCAAGCGGATATGTTTTTGAATATGTGGGAGCAGGCACCAATTATGGAGCATTGCCGCAATTTGGAGTCGCTGATCCGGTACAAGGTAAAGAAGTTGTACAGTTAGACAACGGAGCGGTGTTCTTTACATCAACAGATCAAAACGGTGACTTCCGTATTGGTCCTGGATTAGTTATCAGTCAAGCAACAGGTGTTCTAAGCGGTAGAACATTTACCAAGTCGCTGTTTGCCAATATGACACCATTTATATTGGCAATTGAAGGCGGCGGCGGATTTTAAAAAGGATAAATCATGGCGTTAATTCCATTAAATCAGTTTAGGACAATGACAGCTGTCTTAACTACAAGTACCTCGACAACAATTTATACATCACCTGTTGGGGTCACTAGTATTGTTCTCATGGCACAAGTTTCAAATAGGGGAACACAAACAAATGCTATAAGTTTTATACATAGTAGAAACATTCCTATACAACAAAATGCGCAGGGTAAGAATGGGCAACCTATTGGCGACAGCTATCTAGTAGAAGAATATGGGTTACCGCCCCATGATGCAGTTAATTTATTGAGCGGTAAATTAGTTATAGAAACATTGGACAGTGTCAAAGCATATGCTTCTAAGGCAGGCGAATGTACACTTGTGCTAAGTATACTTGAAAGCTCTAATCAATAAAAATAAGTGAGATAACACATGCCAGCATTACTAAGCGGATCCTCATTAATCGCCGGGGCTTCAAACAGCTATATTACTCTTGCGACTGCGCAACCGCAATTACCCGCTACGCCATCTACTAATACTGGTTTTACTGTAATAACGGACATAGTTTACCCATCACAATTAGTCACTAGATATGCTTCTAGCTTGGGAAATATTCAATTTACTACAGGTACGATGCAGGCAAACTTGCCTAATTTAAATATCAATATTGTTGGTACGGGAACAGGTACAGTTATTATATCGGGATCAGTAGCCAATACTAGTTCTGACACAGGTGTACTAGTAGTAAAAGGCGGAGTCGGTATTTCTGAAGGAATACGTACAGGAAAAGATATTGTAGTCAATGGATTGACTATGGGGCAGGGATATAGTAATCAAATTGGTGGGGTTAACAATATCGTTATCACCGGGACTGCTAGTCCACAACTAAATGCATTTCCTGTTGGGCAGGAAAGTATAGTAATTGGATACGATGCTCTTAAAGGTATCGATACTTCTTATAAAGTTATTGCTATTGGTAGGTATGCAGCAAGTACTGGTACTCAATTAGAAAATGTGATAGCAATTGGCGATAGTGCTTTAAAAAATATCGGAACTACTCAAACAGAATTTGCTGGATTTATATCGGCAGTTACTGCGGCAAATACATTAACACTAACAGTATTGAATCACACGCTGTCTACAGGCACAGAAGTATTAATCAAAGATGTAGTTGGCATGACAGAGTTAAATGGTCAGACTTATTTTGTTGGTGTAATGTCTACATCATCTATAAGATTATATACTGATATTAATTTACAAACTGGTGTTGATGCCAGCACCTATAATGGCTATGTTAGTGGCGGCAAAATATATAAAACATTATTATGGAATGGCAATTTTGCTATTGGAAATAATGCCGGTAAAAATTTAATCAACGGCGAACAAAACTTTTTCTTAGGTTATAATCCTGCCCCTAATTTTACCACAGGTAGTTATAACTTCTTCATGGGCCATGATATCGCCCAAAATATGATAACCGGTAATGCTAATATTTCCATTGGCGGCGACAACATGGTCGATGCCAAAGATAATCAGGTTAATATTGGATCGGTATTTTACTACAACGGCTCTGGTTATTTAGAATTAAATGCAGATACTGGATTAGGCTTGGGTACTGAATCAACATCAACAGTTAGTGGCGCATTTAATGTAGATGGCGGTGCGGGCATAAGCGGTAACCTATATGTTGGCGGAGAAATTCATGTAGTCAGTGCTAGAAATGCAACTACCACTACTGATGGGGCACTAGTGGTAACTGGGGGTGCTGGCATCGGCGGCGACTTATATGTTGGCGGCACATTACATGCAACTGCTTTATCGTCATTAGTTTCCGGATCTAGCCAACGTGCTGATGAAATTTTAGTAACTCCTACATCGTCAACTAATTATTATCTAGCATTGACACCTAATATATCCGGATATAATTCAATTTATTCACCTAGCGATATTGAGTACGACGGTTTAAACGATGTACTAATAGTGGGATCTAGGATTGATGTTACAAATACAACCCCGTCAGCAAATACTTATTCAGGATCACTGACCGTATATGGTGGTGTTGGTATTGGCGGATCACTAAATGTAGAAAATGGTATTACGACACAAAATGGTGATATTGGTATTGGCATACAAACCTTAGCTGGTCATGAATATTTTGCAATTCATGTTAATAAATTTACCGGGGCTTTAGAATTCCATCCTAATAGAGTTACTGTAACTACTTCGACGACCGCAGTGTTTGTAATCGATGACGACGGCGGCCCAACAGTATCTGTTAATCCTTTTAAGGTTACAAATACAACAGCATCTACTAGTACCACTACTGGTGCGCTGCAAGTATCAGGTGGTGTAGGTATAACTGGCAGTGTATACAGCCGAGATGGAAATCCGGAACAAAATTATCTGCTGTATACACCTAAAGTTACTATTACTAATACTGGGTTGCCACCAACAAATCCTAAGCCTGGTGATTTCTGGATAGACACGCAAATACTAGCCGAGCTTCAATTTATTCAGGACGGTACTAGTACATTCTGGATACAAATTACATCACTATAAAGAGTTAAAAATATGGCGTTATTAAATTTCCCCGCAAATCCATATGTAGGACAACAGTACACGCTTGGCGGAAAAACTTATCAATGGACGGGGTATGCCTGGACCATAGTCAGTCAAGGGTCTGGTAATTTTGATGGCATAACTATAGGAACAGGTACAGGGGCAGTGTCAATTACTACAGGTACTATTACAATTGGCGGTATTCCTATATTGACAACTGCATCTTTAGCAACCATTACATTACAGGCAGTTACTGATAACGGTTCTACAACTACAAATAAAGTATATCTAACTAACACTACAAATTCTACAAGCACTACCACTGGAGCATTACAGGTAAAGGGTGGTGTAGGTATTGGTGGAGATATAAATGTAGGTGGTACTGTATATTCTGAACACTTACAAATTGCTGATTCAGTATTTGACAGTACTGCGACACCGGTTAATACAGCAGTGGCGACCGTGATTGATTCTTATCCAGTTACACAATTTAGAACGTCTAAATACTTGGTGCAAATAGACGACCCATCCACTAATAGTTATCAAGCCAGTGAATTATTAATGTTGGTTGCAAATACTGCAAGTGTTTACACTACTTGGGTGACTGAGTATGCTACGGTAAAAAATAATACATTGCTTGGTCAATTTCAAAGCCAAGTGGTATCACTTATTGGAATTCCGACTGCGCAGTTATTATTCCAAGCAAATGGTGCAACTAGTAAAACAGTAAAAGTATTACGTATTGGCATGACACCTTAACGGGAAGAAACCAACGTGGCACTAACTCCAGTAAATCAGGATTTTAATGTAAACAACGGACTCGTTGTTTTAGGCACAAGTGCGGTTACAAGTTCAACTGATCAGACTAATGCACTACAGGTTAATAGTGGCGCTGCTGTTGCCCAAAATTTAATTGTTGGCACTGACGGAAAAATTTACGGAAATTTTGAAGTAGTTGGTACTACCACACTAGGCAATACAGTTCTTAGTACATCTACTGTCAGCGGTGATTTAACTGTGACAGGCGAGATAATTGCAACACGATTAACAATACAATACACTACAGTTACTACCGCATTAGTCACTACTGATGATATAATATCAACTTATAACACTACATCATCTACTGGTACGACTACCGGCGCATTGGTCATTGCCGGCGGTGTGGGCATTGGCAAAGATATATTTGTTGGTGGTAATGTTACTGCTCCTAGATTTTTAGGAACTGCTACTACAGCAAAAAATTTAGAAGGCGGCAGCACCAATAGTATACCATATCAATCTACTGCCGGATCTACGGTATTTTTACCTGTTGGTTTAGACGGTACTATACTTGGAGTAGTCGGGCAACAACTGACATGGACTAGCTCTGCAGGTGCGACAGTCGGCAATGCAAACACTGCAACAAACTTAGCAGGCGGAACCAAAGGAGCAATACCTTATCAATCCGATGTTGGCCAAACAGCTTTTGATGCTTCTGGATTGAAATATGTCAGCTCGTTGACACAACTAGTAACCAATAATATTTTAGTAACCAGTTCAGCATCTGGAACCACTATTGGTGGCGGGGCAATATCAGTCACAGGCGGCGCATATTTTGGAAAAGATGTTTACATCGCAGAGACTGGCATGGGTGCATTTACTGTAGCAGGTTATGCGGCTATCGGTAAAAGATTAACTATATTAGATTATACAGATGCATCAAGCACTGGCACAGGGGCTTTGATCGTATCTAATGGCGGTGCATACATATCTCAGAATGTATATATTGGTAGTACGGTAACTGCTGCCAACGCACGTATTACTTCTTTGGGCAATAATCGGTTAATTTATTCAGATACTTCCGGAAATTTACAAAATACAGTAGTTACCTATAGCACACAAACGCTACAATTATCTGGAACTATAACCAATGCTCTATATGCAGGTACTGCCACTTACGCGATTACCAGTGCATTTGCGACTACTAGCGGATACACATTATCTTTTAATACTGGCACACTAGTAACAAATGCTCTATATGCAGATACTGCCACTTACTCGATTACCAGTGCATTTGCGACTACTAGCGGATACACATTATCTTTTAATACTGGCACACTAGTAACAAATGCATTATATTCAGTCACTGCTACTTATGCAACTATAGCATTGGGGTTTAATACTAATACATTGGTATCATCAGCGGTCACAGCATCTTATGCAACAAATGTACTCGGCGGCTCATATGGAAGTGTATTATATCAAACAGCAACTAATCAGACTGCTGCATTACCTATAGGCGGCGAAGGTACAATATTAGCGATTGTCAATGGTATATTGGGTTGGGGAAATCCTTCAGGATTTACAGTAAGTACCGCGACTAATTTTAATGGTGGTCAGGCTGGATCGATACCATTTCAAACGGGCTCTGGACAAACATCATTTGACGATCTAAACTTAAACTTCCATCTTCCTTATACACCAGATGCGATTTTATCCGCAAATAAATTAGCAGTAACTAGTACTACAAATAGTATTTCATCAATAACTGGTGCATTAGTAGTATCTGGCGGTGTCGGAGTAAAAGGTGATATCTATGTAGGCGGTGCTATATATTCTAACGGTCAAGCAGTATTAACTGGCGGGACTGGTACTGGTTTCGTTAGCAACATAGTTGCAGGTACTGGAATAAGTGTATCCTCATCAACTGGTGCTATCACCATTTCCAATACAGGTGTACTGACGTTAACAGCTGGTACTGACACATCATTGAGTACTTCGACTGGTAATATTACAGTATGGAATAATAGCACATTACAGAGTGTAACTTCTAGAGGATCAAGTACCAATAGAATTATTACAATATCTAATAATACCACTGCATCATCTACACAGTCTGCGGCATTGGTAGTAACTGGCGGAGTTGGTATTGGGCAAAATGTTTATATCGGTGGCAAGATAAATGTTGGTGGAAACATATTGCCAACAACTAGCACAGTTAGTTTAGGAACATTAGAAAATCCGTTCGCAGATTTATATTTAGGATCTAATTCTTTAAACATTGATACTGTTAGATTTTCTGGAATTGGATCAACACTAACTATAACAGTAATACCTACTCCACCTACCTATGCTACTATCCCGGCTACATTAAATATTGGGAATATTTTAATTACGGGTGCGACTAATTCAACATCAACAAATACTGGATCACTACAGGTTGCTGGTGGCGCCGGTATTGCTAAAGATATTCAGGTTGGCGGCAGTGCGATAATTGCGAATACATTATCTATATTCAGCACACTATCTAGCACAACAACTATATTCCAAAATGCGTTATACGTAGCAGGTGGTGTTGGTGTTGGTAAAAACTTACTCGTTACTGGTGAAGCGGTATTCCAAAATAATGTAACATTTAACGGCACAACGACCTATGTGTTGAGTACAAATAGTGTTTACACTGACAATATTATTGAGTTACATTATCCTAACACTCCGGGAAATACATGGACAGTCAATGATAATAATGATATTGGATTACGATTCCATTATTATGATACACAAGATCGAAATGCATTCCTAGGTCGAGATAATGCCACTGGCTATTTAGAATGGCTAGTTAACGCCGGCCCTGATAATACAGCAAACGTCACAGGTACTAATGGGATATTTAGATTAGGCAGTATTATTTTAACAAATACCACTGCATCAACAAATACAGCTACTGGGGCGCTAACAGTCGTAGGCGGAGTTGGAATAGGCGGAGATTTACAAGTTGGTGGCACGATTTATAGAAATGGAATATCTGTAGGTTATGGATATACTGGTAGCGTCGGTCCGCAGGGACCTATAGGATATGCAGGAAGTTCCGGTGCAGGTGGCGGCACTGGTTATACCGGATCAATCGGCCCACAAGGACCGCAGGGATATTCGGGATCGGTTGGACCACAGGGACCGCAGGGGGTAACAGGCCCGCAAGGACCTCAGGGATATTCGGGATCGATTGGACCGCAAGGCGCAACTGGATATGCGGGTTCAACTGGCACACAAGGAATTACTGGTTATACTGGTTCAATTGGATCTACTGGTACACAAGGACCTATAGGATATGCAGGAAGTTCTGGTGCAGGTGGCGGCACTGGTTATACTGGTTCAATTGGATCTACTGGTACACAAGGACCTATTGGATATGCTGGATCTATTGGCCCACAAGGGCCGCAGGGATATTCTGGATCAGTTGGATCTACTGGTACACAAGGACCTATTGGATATGCTGGATCTATTGGTCCACAGGGGATACGCGGGTATGATGGAAGCCGCGGGCCGCAAGGGCCACAGGGCGTAACCGGACCACAGGGCCCGGTTGGATACACTGGTTCAATTGGATCCACTGGTACCATAGGATATTCTGGATCAGTTGGATCCACTGGTACTATAGGCTATTCGGGTTCAGTTGGCGCACAGGGACCTATCGGATACACTGGATCAGTTGGATCTACTGGTACTACAGGTTATGCTGGCTCAGTCGGATCCACTGGTACTATAGGCTATTCGGGTTCAGTTGGATCTACTGGTACTACAGGGTATGCTGGTTCAATTGGATCCACTGGTACACAAGGACCTATTGGATACGCTGGATCTATTGGCCCACAAGGGCCGCAGGGATATTCTGGATCAGTTGGATCTACTGGTACACAGGGACCTATTGGATATGCTGGATCTATTGGATATGCTGGGTCAGTCGGATCCACTGGTACTATAGGCTATTCGGGTTCAGTTGGATCTACTGGTACTACGGGGTATGCTGGTTCAGTTGGCTTAACTGGATCGTTTACAGGTACAACTACATCAACAGTTTTTATCAATAACACGACTACATCAGTCAGTACAAATACCGGCGCTCTGACCGTAGCAGGTGGTGTTGGCATAGGCGGTGCTGTTTATATTGGGACATCTTCCTATATTGCTGGCGCACAGATCATTACCACTGCCACTATTGGAAATTACGCTAGCGGCGGCAGTACTAGTTCAAGTGGTATATCAATATACGATGAAGGTATTCAAATAGCATCGACAGTGACTGCTCTTAACTTTGTTGGAGACGGCGTTATAGCTACAACTTCAACTGCTGGAGCTATAAAGTTTGTTGGAAATACTCAATGGTTAAGTATTCCATCTGTCGCAGGATTAAATTTAGGCGATCCTAGTTACCCCGGCGCCCTAGACGGGCCAAACTTTACAATTGAATTTTGGATGTACGCCACTAGTTCTGCTACCGATGTGTACATAATGGATAAAGATGGGATTGCAGGCCTATCATATGCTGAATACGGATTTAAGTTATCGACCTTAAGAGTAGTAACATTTTATGTTGGGCATGGTGATAATGCCGGCACCCAGTATGGTGGGGAGCAAAATTTCACAGTAGGCACAGTCGCATTGAATACCTGGTATCATGTGGCTGCAACACAATCGGCCACAAATCAAATTAAAACATTCCTTAATGGCACATTAACTGGCACTACTACAAGAAATCAAAGGATGGTTGATGGCGGTAAAGCGTTATTAATAGGCTGGTGTCAAGATCAAGCAACTAATACTCGATTTACTGGATATCTAACTAACATTCGAATTGTCAAAGGCACAGCACTTTATACGAATACCTTTCCATTGCCCGCCGCCGCACTGACCACAGTCACAAGCACTGCACTTTTATTAAATGCCGCCAGTCCTGCATCTTTTCTCGCAGATGGTAGCACAAATAACGCCAGCATAACCAACAACGGAACAGTCTCGTTTGTCAGCAGCTCGCCACTCTTTGCAGGTGTAACAGTTACTATACCAAGTTTTTCAGTATCGAGTGTTTCGTCAAATACACCAAGATATCTAACATTCGTCTCCACTACCACTGGATCTGCAAGTGCAGAAACAACAGCTACCGGATTATTATATGTTGCAAATAGAGGTATAGCTATTGGCACAAGCACAATAACAGCATTAGCTGATCCAATGGGATTGGCCGGAGGTTATATTAGGGGCAAAGTTTTAGATCTCTACGGTGGTTTATATATTAGACAAGTGGGCTCTAGCATTATTTCGTCAAATTATCTGGGTCAAGGTGTTTACGACAATACCACTTACATTAATGCAGGCGGCACTAACAATAATTTTATTTGGCAGATAAATGGCGGCCAAAAGATGTACCTATCAAATGCTGGATATTTTGGCATTGGGACATCTCCAATATCCGATTTACATTTACAAGGCTCACAATTTAGACACAATGATGTCAGCGGGTGGAACACTTATACATTTACTGTATTACCAGGAGTGGTACAACTAGCATCGACTGCCAGTATTTCAATTCAGTCAGCTAATGTTTCCATCACTTCAACTGCATCAAGCACCGGTACTACAACAGGAGCATTACAAGTTGTGGGCGGCGTTGGCATTGGTGGAGATTTATATTTTGGTGGAATAATTTCTGGAGGTGGAGTTAGAACAAGTACTACCACAACTACACCAAATCCTGCAAGCGTAGGAGACGTTTGGTATTATCAAGGCACTGATGTAGTTTATAGATACCAATATGATGGAACAACCAGTACATGGGTAGATGTAACTGGACCTAATCTCATTGGATTGTATCAATATCAAGGCAATGCTGCATCAACTCCTGCCTATCTATCTGCTGCTTCAGGTAATAATTTTATAACACCATCAGTAGCATGGGCAGCAGCAGCACCTGTAGCATTAACTGATGCAGCGACAATACCTGTGGATTTAAGTGCGGGAATGAATTTTACCTGCCTGTTAACCAGCGGAGTTGGCACAACAAGAAAGTTAGATAATTTTGTAAATCCTAAACCAGGACAAACTGGATGGATAATGTTTACACAGGGTGCAACTGGAAACAATAATGTCACATTTGGTAATAACTGGCATTGGCCTCTAGGAACCACTGGAACATTTTCTACATCAACTGCCAACGCCGTAGATATTTTATTTTATACAGTTCTAACACCAACATACTATTTAGGTAATATGGCCAATAGGGTGGTATAACGTGTTTCCCGGAATCAATCCTAATGCAGTATCTGGTAGCAAGCGGCCCGGCGCTCCTTGTAGTCCAATTGTAACCTCTGTAGTATTCACTGCAACTAGTGCCACAGTCACAGTTTCTCCCCCGGATCATAATGGCGGAGCATATATTAGATCATATGTAGTCGTTAGCAATCCGGGAAATTTAATAGGAGCCGGTTCAAATCCTAATAATATCATAGTTTCAGGCCTGACTCCAAATACAAATTATAATTTCACAGCATATGCGGTAAATGAAATTAGTTCAGGGACTGTTTCTATTCCTTCGGGAACAATAAAAACTTTGACTGATATACCGACAGCCCCAACAGGAATAATTGCTGCTGCCTCCGGCAGTACTAGTGCGACTGTAAGTTATACACAATCTTCTAGAGATAATGGTTTAACTATAACCTCATATACTGCGGTCAGCACACCTGGAGGAATTACAGCATCAACCAGCACATCTGTATCAAGCACGATATATGTTACCGGACTAAATGTTACTACCGGATATACATTTCAAGTGTATGCAACTAACAGCAAAGGCAACAGCCCATATAGTGCCGCAAGCAATTCGATAACAACATTTGCAGTGGTGCCAAATGCACCAACTATCGGTACAGCAAGTATTGTAAGTGGTAATCAAATCAGTGTAAGTTATACGCCGCCCGCATACAATGGCGGATCTGCAATCACATCGTATACTGCAATTAGCAACCCCGGTGGCGTCACAGCATCTGCTGCTTCTGGAAATATTGTGTTCAGTATCAGTAATCTAATCAAGGTAACTACATATACCTTTACGGTGTATGCAACAAACGCCATTGGCAACAGTGCAGTCAGTGGGGCTAGTAATTCAGTAACAACCCCTGCAGCAGTGCCAGGAGCACCTACCATCTCATCGGTATCATTGACTGCTCCCACATCTATCACTGTGGCATATAATGCTCCGGCTGACGATGGTGGGGCAGCAATTACTTCTTATACCGCAATCAGCACACCTGGATCAATCTCGGCAACAGCTGCTCGCGCTGGAGGGGGTACGATTGTGGTCACCGGACTGTCCTATAATACCAGCTATTATTTTAGGGTATATGCTACTAATAGTATTGGGGCAGGCGCAAACAGTTCAACATCAAGTTATGTAGCCACATGGGGAAGTGCAATATATGCTACGTCAGGTAAGAGTGATCTACCTAATACATACAGCTGGGTTGCTCCCCAGGGCGTTGCTTCAGTGAGCGTAGTTGCTGTGGGCGCAGGTGGTGGCGGCAGGCTGCGAATTGATGGAAATAGTTGGTTCTGCAATGTTGATCTTGTCTCGGGCAAAGGGCCAGCAACGGGTACCAGTTTAGGAAGTTCCCGTTATCAGGATAACGGCGGCACCTATGTTGGTGACGGCGGCGGCCGTGGCGGAGTCGGTGGCTCTTATACAATTAATGCCAATCTCTTCCACGAGGGAGCAGGTGGTGGCGCAGGCGGATATACTGCTGCTGGCGGAGCTGGTGCAAATGGGCGCAGCGGCTGCATCGGCGGCACTGGCTCTGACGCTGTCAGCGGAGGTGGCGGAGGTGGTGGAGGTGCAAATAACTATCCATCAGGCCGGAGAGATGGTGGCGGCGGCGTTGGATTATATGGACTGGGTCTCACCGGCGCCGCCGGCGGCAAGGGTGGTAGTGGCGGGGGAGATACATATGGTACTTGTCTACAGGGATGCGGTGGTAATTACGGAGGCGGTGGTGGAGCATCTTTTGGCAAATTCGGCTGCGGCGCCGGTGGGGGTGGTGGACTAGGTTGGAAAAATAATATTACAGTGACACCGGGACAAACATACACAGTCCAAGTCGGCGCTCGGGGCGCGGACGGACGGTGCAGGGGCGGAGCCGGTGCAGTACGCATAGTGTGGCCTGCTTCGAGTTCTGGCGGAAATCGCGAATTCCCGTCAACCAACGTGTCAGCTCCATAATAAATAGTATGGTAATCAAAGGATTTAAATGTCATTCCCAGTAAACCCAACCAGTGGACAGATCGCTGTAGTTAATAATATTGTATATTCTTATAACTCTTCAGGTACCGGTTATTGGACTAGAGTAGCAGCAAATACCAGTACACTTGCGATCACTGTTGCATCTTTAAACATTGCAAATACATCTAGCAGCACGTCAACTACAACCGGAGCATTGATAGTTTCTGGCGGCGTGGGCATTGGTGGCGCCGTTTATATCGGAACATCTTCTTATATTGCTGGCGCACAGATCATTACCACTGCTACCATTGGATTGTATGCTGCGGCATCCTCAGCCAGTACTGGTACAACTAGCACATTCACTATTTTAAGTACAGCAAATAGTTTTAGTACCACTACAGGCGCATTGCAGGTGCGTGGCGGTGCAGGCATTGGCGGTAACTTATATGTCGGCGGAGCACTAAATGTTGTTGGAGTCAGCACATTAACTGGCAATTTATACACGTCAATCATTTATGATATTGCTGATACAAATTACCAAACATATCTATGGCCCACTGATACCAGTAAAATAGTCGGACTTTCAGCCAGGGGATCTGAGGTGGGCACCGGAAATGACACGCAGATTGGTTCTATATCAGTAACTCGAGGAGCAATTACTGCCGCGAATACTGCAACATTCTATGGGTTGTATAATAGGTCACTCAGTTATGCCGCAGGTATTGGTATAGATTTCAACGGCAATTTATGGTTTGGTAAAGTATCTGGTGGCGGTTCTGCATCCACTAGACAAAGCAATTTATTTTATAGTGATAATTCCGGCAACGTATATGCAGGCAATTCTTTTAGATCAAATGTATTTTATGCCAACAACACTGCATACTTTTTAGATTTTGCCACCACTGCTACTAAACATACTATACTATCAAATGCAGTCAGCACTGATTTGATTGGCTACGATCCTGCTATAGGAGTTTACATTGGCGGCACTGACAATAGGTACCTAACCAATGGTACGACATCGTCTGGCGGTCCACTATGGGTGATGACCGGCACCACTTATAATCTAATACATTCAGGAAATATTTCACAATATGCAGGAGCTTCAAGTACTACAACATTTACTAACCCTGTAATAATTAGATTAAACACTGTTGATACCATTGGCTCTACAGCTTCTACTCATTTAACATTAATTAACCCCAATACCGGCGCTGCCAGTTCTGGAATTTATTGGAGATTTGCCAATCAGTCTGAGATACGTGCTAGCCTGCGTGTGAATGACTCTGGCGATATTATACATAATTCTTTGAGCGGGAATTATAGATTCCAGCAAGATTCTGGTTCAAGTGCAACTAATTTTTTAAATTCTACAACATCATTTATGAGCGTCGATGGCGCAGGAAATGTATCGTTCCCTAAAAATATCACTGCTGCAAAATTAATCGACTACGATGATAATACATATTATCTAGATCCTAACTCTACTTCAACTATCAATCAGTTAACAATGAAAGGATTGTTTACAGCCACTGTTGTAGGCACAGCTAATACCTGGACTGATGTAGTTCTTGCCACTTCAAATCAAGGCGGAACATATATCACTGCCAATAGACCAACTGTAGCCACTGGGGATGTGGGATATAAATGGTCAACTGGAAACTCTGCAATTTGGACCAATTACATACCAGCAAACGATGCGTATACATTGACATGGGGATTGCTCGGCGTCAAACAGTTCACTATGAATAGTGCTGGCAACATGTCAACACAGGTTCAAGGAGCAGCAATAGGGTCTCCTCAATTTTATGATGCCAACAATTCCAGTTACTATATAAAACCTTCGGGATATTCATACTTAAACTCTTTAAACTTAGGCGGCTTGATCACCGGAATTAGCACAGGTACGGGCATACGTGTATTCAACAACGGTTCAAATAGTTTCACCAGCACGGTATTCTGGGGAGTCCCAACGTTAAATTATTATTGGAACTGGCAAACCGACGCCGGCGGCAATGCAGCGTTATGGGGTTATCCATTTAACAATACTTCTACAAGAGTATTAACAGTAACTCCATCAGGCAATTGGGGATTCAATCAATCGACATTACCTGGTGATGTTGACATGATCGGCGGTATATCAGTCACTGGTACTGGAACTACGCAAGTCAGTGTTATGAAAGGTTCGACGTCCGGATTCTCATTGAGAGTTTCAGATACAGTCTTTGGTGATTTTTCACTTTATGATAAGGCCCAGGGTAGTTGGAAATTGGCAATCAATGCGGCCAGGGGATCGGTTGGTGTTAATGCCACTGCCAATGCCGCATATGGATTGAATGTCGGCGGTGATATTAACATCGGCGGCAACATTTATCAAAACGGATCTGCCCTTACCAACAATGTCAACACTGGCACATTTTCTGCAAATCAATATGCATGGTATGGAACTACTGGTGCAGGTGTTAGTCTTACACAAAATAATACATTTGAGACCAGTGCTATTTTTGGTGCGGATCATGTATTGGGTAGCGGATCTTTATATGATTTATTAGCATGGAATCCACCGAACACCACTGAATATTATAATTTTAATGGATTTACATTTGCATGGATCTCTGATGCAACAGATGTTAAACCTCTGTTCAACGGACAAAACTCTCAGATATCAGTCAGTAATAACTATACGCTTACCGGCGCAACTAAACAAGGTGTTAGATTTACTTGGAGTACCTTTAGTAATAGATTCTGGGATGCATTATTGATCACTGGAAATACCGCAGGTGTAGCCTTAGATGTAACTATAGAAAGTTCTAATGACGGCGGGACAACCATCGTTACTCATGTTAGTCGAGCATCTATCGGATCTACAGCAGTAAATGGTATGCACTACTTGAGAAATCAAGCAACCAATGCTAGTACTGGACAATGGTTTAGATTGACCATTAGAGAAACAACTGCTGTCACGGCTAGTGTTAATTTATACAACATAAGTCTTCTAGGAACTAAAGGCGCTGCTAACAGATTACTCAACTGGGATAATCAAAGAAATATAACTACCTACGGTAATTTAACAACCAATGTAGTTTATGATACAAATAATACTAGTTATTATCTCTCTCCTTCCAAGACTTCTAATCTGTTTACTGCAACACTGGCAGGTGACTTACTGACACAGGGACAGGGTAGATTTACTGGCTGGCAAAATAATGTCGCCACTGCCACTAGAACTGCTGGATTAGGCGTTGAAGTGGGAGTTAATGCAGGTGCTGCATCGATATCAGCGTACAATAGAACTTCTGGGTTATATGACACACTGGGGATTTACGGAAGTCCGATCAAAATAATTCCCCAAACAACTGCTTCAGTATATATTGGCGGAACATGGTACGATAACGATGATCCTAGATATTATGTTAAACCTGCCACCGGCACCGTAATCACCAATTTGAAAGCATTTGGATTGGTACAGGTTGTCAATACGGGCGGCAGCAGTTATAATGAGAATATTAGACTACCTAGGGCAGCCGATGGTATTGCCATGGTTTCGATGGCCACCGATCTTTCTGGAACTGGAAATATTTTAGGCCAATGGAATATTGTTGTACAACCGACTACTGGCGGTGTTAATCAAGGTCAATTTAGCATACTCAACGGAAGTACAGCGTCATTCAGCATTGCCACTGCAACCAGCACAGCAACATTTGCGGCCAATGTGTATGCTCCAAAATATCTACAGGTAGGTGCAGATCAAACCTTTTTTATACAACAGGGACAAACATCCTATTTAAATGCACTACAGGTTGGTCCAATTGGCGGGTTGTTTGATGTATTGACAAAAGGTCCGTTGGATGATTACGCAAATACATTCACGTATGTGCATACTTCCTTAGGGGGAATTGGTGACCCTTTAAGAGATTTCAACACCGCAACATTGAGCTATGCATCTTATTCGGGATCTTTTTACGCAAATGCCAATACACCGGCATCGACTAATAACTGGTATACACTGTATCAAGCTGCCCATCGCGGAGGATCAGCTCCTAATGGTCCAGATTATAGTAGTCAAATCGCACTGCCAATGACCAGTGCGGATGCTCGTGATTATACTAGAATGTTTTTTAGGGTAAAAAATAATACCTCTTGGAAATCTTGGGCAGAAGTTTTTACTGTGGGCGCAACAAATCAGTCACAGGGATATACAATATACGCTCAAACGCTTTATGATTATGCCGATACTCGTTACAGTATATCCCCTAGTGGAACGTCGACGCTGTTAAATCTAAAGACTTATGGGTCTATCTCTGGATACCTATCAGGTACACCTACCGCTGCTAGTTCTGGCGTCGTAGGCCCTCCCGATACTCGCGTGCCTGCACTACCTAGATTGGGATCTGCTGAATGGATATTCCCTAGCACTACAGATGCCAATATTGGAACAAGTATAGGTGATTCTGGGTTGCCGGCCGGAAATAGAACCGTATATAGAGAGGGCTTATATACTTGGAAAAGTGCAACTAGTGCATTGGGTCCCACTGGATCGACCACTCCGTACTATGCAGCAGTTGGATTTGGCGCCGGCAGTAATGGTGCAGCAGAAATTGCAGCGTATCTGATATCCGGCGGTGCAGCCAACGATCAAGCAGTTGGACTACACTTTAGGACCTTGCGTGATAATGGTGCTGCTCCTTGGTCCAAGTGGACACAAATATTAAATTCGACCACGCACGTATACGCAGCCAATTTAAATCAAAATTTAAGAACCACTGACAGCCCAACATTTAGTAGCATAACATTAACCAATACTCCAACATTTAACCAAATAAAAGCTGGTTCTTACTGGATCACCGGTGGCGACAATAATCAAGCCAAGTTCATAATGCCATGGAATGGCAATAATCAAGGCGGCATTGGTCCTTACTATGCTCCGGCCAACCCTCCAATAACAACTAGTCCTAGCGATCTTCAGAGTTTTAGATTTGATGAAGTATCATTATCTGGAACTTCACCTACTTATCAATCAGCATATCAAGGCAGTACAGCAGTTTGTATATATTTAGGCGCTAAAAAGATATTTGGCTCGTCCGGTGCCGCCGCCTGGCACGATACTGTAACTGGACTGAATGATTCCAATTTCCTCCTCAGCCTCATAGCCTCCGGTGTTACTAGACTCGGTGCAGCAGAATTTAAAAACGGTATCACACTAACTGGCGATAATATAACCGCAAATCAAAGCGGCCGACTTAATCTCACACCGGGTCGCGGTATATTTGATGCGAGCTACTCATTTAATAAATCGACTGTAAACGTATCTTCATTCGGTACTGTTGCAACTTTTGGACCTGGTTTATTTGGTTGGGATGGGTACGTAATTGGCGGAAATGCTTCTGCATATGATGCATCTTTTATTAAGCAAAGTACAGGTCCAGAATTTGCTCTACGCGGCGGCGGTAGCCATTGGGCGATATATGCAAATGGTGCGGATGCCGGCGGCATAAGACGGATATCTTTGAATTCTGATACTGGAGGATTGATAAATGGTTCCTATTCAGTATCTGTTGGAGGAACACTCTATTGTACGCAGAACATATACGCTTACTCAGATAGGCGTAAAAAAACTAATATTGCCACTATTGACAACGCCTTGGGTAAAGTGCTGCAACTTAGGGGAGTCTACTATAATAGAATTGACCCTGAACCTGAAGACATTGGTCGAAGAGATATAGGGGTTATCGCACAGGAAGTATTAGAAGTATTGCCAGAAGCTGTAAAACATTCTGAGCACACTGATGAATACAGCGTTAACTACGGTAATATGGCAGGAATTTTCATCGAGGCTATAAAAGATCTTAAGAAAGAACTTGATGAATTAAAAGCAGAATTAAATATGCTCAAGGGCAATAAATAAAGTTAGGAGAATAACAATGTCAACATCCATTCCAGAACGAGTAGGAGTAGTCTATACAGACGGCACACCTACTGAGATTACATTTACTTGGAGAATCAAAAGCCTTAGTACCAAGAAAGAAGGCAGTTATAATAATGCGGTGGTGCAAACCTACTGGAATGTCATCGGCACAGATAGTCAAAATAAAACGGGGATATTTGATGGGGCAACACCATTTACTACATCGGGACAATCTGGATTCATCGAATTTGCAGATTTACAAGAAGCTGATGTATTAGGTTGGATCAAGGACCAAGTGGTTGGTTCGTATGCTGATCATATTATGGAGCAAATACATCAGAAGCTTGATGCTCAGTATAATAGCATTTCTGATGCTGCTCTGCCATGGGCGCCCCCGGCTGAAACTGTCTAATTAGTTTTAAAAATATCTAATAAAACTTCTAATTTAGCCTTGACGACTTTATTGTTAAGGCTATTTTTTACGCCCTGATGAAGTGGTTTGGGCCAGCAGTCATAATTACACCATGCGTATCCGCTATGTTCAAAATTTAATACAGGGATAAACTCTTTTTCCACGATTAGAACATAGGTATTGTACTGGAAATTATTGTCATTGGATATAAAGAGTTCTAGGGGAATGACCTTTTTTATTTTAGGTGTAGCACCAACTTCTTCCTGAATTTCTCGATACAGTGAATCTACTACAGTAGTATCAGTGGGTTCTTTTTTGCCGCCCACTAGTCCCCAAGTGCCTAAAGTTTTTTCGTGTGTACGCATCAGCAGTAAAAATCTGCGGGTATCTTCGGCTAAAAATAATCCGCCACTGCAAATGATTTGATTTATAGGACTAAACGCCATGACCAATTACTATACAATCCTTCAAAACTCTTACTCCAATTTCCGTTATCCCACTTATACTGGATACCTGTATATGAATTAGTTATGTAGGTTGTTGTGTCAACTGATGAAGAACTGAATATTACAGACCAATCAGTTCCGTTGTATTCAATAATATCGTTAGCATAAGCAATGAAGTCAGTACCGGTACTATTTTTCCAAGCAGTAGGCCCACTGTAGTTGGGTAATGCATGATCCGGATTTATGTCTTCCAATATTAGATATCTTGTGCCGCTGACTTTACCAGATGGATTGAATGTGTCTGGGTTAATGATAGCATCAACCGTGCCACGGCCATTAATTACATCATTGCCGGGAATAGTATCAACATCGAAGGTCAACATCATTTGCGTTTCGTTGTTTGGGTCAAGTCTCATAAATGCGACGATTTCATTACCGTTAGGTGTAGTTAACCGTAACTGGCTTAATCCGGCAGTGAATTTTCCTGGATATCTATCTAAAATAGCCAACCAAGATACTGGTGGTTGATTGACATCATCCCCCTGTGACTCATACGATAACGCTTCTAACTTTGCAACACCGTTCAATACCAGCAAATTAAAGTTATTAAGAGTGACCACTACTTCAGTAGTTGGCTCAGTAAATATTTGGGCAGCATATCCAGATTTTAAATCATCGAGAGCAGTGTCAGTAGTGATGGGTAAAAACACATTAGTGATAATTTTAGTGATCACATTCATCTGTTTGACCTTGGCCGGCGGTGTGATCCAAACTGGAGCCTCAAATATTAGGCTGGCAATTTCCAAGTTTTCATCCATGCCTTGCGGAACAGTCCTAGTACTCCACTGACCCTGATCTGTCAGCGACAGCATACTTAAACTGGTCCAGTCGATATAGTTGTCAGTAGTCTGTAGATCTAAAGCAGGATTAAAAATATAAGCAATCTGTTCTACTATCTGAAATTTTTGATCGCTGTTCATGGTCCATATATCTGCAGAGAATGTTATTTTATATGGACTAGGCATGATACGCTCTACAGTATAATTGCCGCCCTGTGTATTAAGTAAATTTCCGTTGGCATCAACATCGCGTTCTCTTATCTGAACCTTACTGACAAAAGTAGGATCTTGTAATCTAGAACGATCGTATCTAAAATCTTTTATATAACAGGCAATAAATGGTGCAGACGATAGGACATTTTCGCTGCCTTTCTTCAATATTTGTGCAGTCTGTCTACTGAGATCTCCGTACCTAACTGGAATTTGTATTAAGTTTCCCTTGCCGTCCTTGTAGCTAAAGTTACTCATGACTCGTATAAACTGAGTCACGTACCTTCTTATTTGACCGTCGTAAAAATAATCACTCATATTAGTTGTCCGCGTTGGGTTTTAAGGCTTTGCTCAATGCTTGGCGTTCATTTATAATCTTACCGCCCACTGTTGATGTTGTATTATTGTTAATGAAGCCAGTTTTTTGAGTTTTTCTAACCTGGGCACCCATTGTTATTGCAGCATAGTCATTAGCACCGGTGTTATCCATGGTCATCCTAACATTTTGTTCAAACATTTTCCAGTGTGTGCCTTCATATCTGAATAGTCTATTAGGCAAGTAGTCAGTACGCAAATAAAACTGTCCGTTCAAAGGGCTTGGTGGAAACGTAATACCTTGACTGAACGGAGAACCATTTGCAGGTATCCCGTCACCAGTTAGATAGCCTACATATAAATCTCTAGAAGGACTTTGTAATACAATACTGGCATCGAATGTGGCATTGTCAATGCTAACATCCATTCTATCATCAGATACATCAGCAATATTCATCAGCCCGTCATCTTTTAAAGGTAACACATAATATCCTGTGGTATCATATCCGCTTTTTGGTGCATCCAGCTCTGCCTGTGCGATGACCTGATTATTAATCTCAATACTTTTAGAATAGGTACTGAGTAAATCTCTGAGTGTGCTTCCATCTCCGTTACCGCTATCAACATCTAGAATCTCTGCAAATTCTTGGCTATCAACTAGTGGTGAACATTTTGCTTTTAATAAATGAGGATACCAAGTAGGGCTAAATCCCGCTGCCGGCCTAGTTACTTCCTGTACTACATAAAATCTTTTTAGAGCTGTAATATTATTCTGATCTAATCCATAGTCATCTTGCAAGTGTGGCAACTCCAACACATCTCCAGCCATGAGTTTTCGACTGAGTGCATCAACACTAGTTTTTATATGGAAATGCATCATGATATTATCGTTATTCAGCATTATGCCAAACTGTGTGAGATTGAAATCTAAATCCTGCATGGTATAAATTCCACGAATTATGTACACATCGGGATCATATTTCCTATCTCGATTCTCCATCAATAATACATCTTGGATACCTAATTCTGGAACAGTATTTCCGCTAGTATTAGGTTGAGCAGGTGAGGCTTCTCCCCCAACTTCGTCTGGGCTAACTGGACCTAAATATTTGTGGACATATATATCAGTGCCGCCAACTTGGAATTGTTCACCGATTATTCTATCTATGAATTTAAAATCATTGCCCTTTTCGGGTTTGTATAAACTGAGTCTTGGCATAGTACTTGTATTTAACTAAATAATCGTATGACTGATACCGAAACCGCCCGACAAATAATCGTAGAATATGTTAAAACCATGCTAGGGTCTGGCATGATTGACGTGGAATTAGACCCAGTTCATTACAATGTTGCTATTGATAAGTCACTAGCAAAATATCGCCAACGCAGTAGCAATGCTGTAGAGGAAAGTTTTGGATTTTTGACCCTAAACACCGATAATAATGAATATGTAATGCCCAAAGAAGTTGTCGAAGTTAGACAGCTATTTCGCAGAAGCATTGGCAGCAGAACTGGTGGGGGAGACGGCGGCAGTTTGTTCGAGCCATTTAACCTAGCCTATAGTAATACATATTTGTTAGCTTCTACTAATATGGGCGGCCTTGCAACTTATTATGCATTTGCCAGCTATCAAAAACAAGTCGGAAAAATGTTTGGCGGTGAGATCAATTTCACTTACAATAAAACCAGTAAAGTATTGAATATAATGCAACGCCCTAGAGCGGGTGAAGAAGTGCTAGTTTGGATGTACAACTATCGTCCAGATTTTAATCTGTTGGATGATATGTATGCCGGACAGTGGATCAAAGATTATGCTTTGGCCAATGCTAAGGTAATCCTAGGCGAAGCAAGGGAGAAATTTGGGACTATTGCTAGCCCACAAGGCGGAACACAGTTAAATGGCACCACCTTGAAAACCGAAGGCAAAGCTGAAATGGAAATTTTAGAGCAAGATCTAATCAATTACAAAGAGGGCGGAACACCGCTAACCTGGGTAACTGGATAAAGGTTGACTTACAGGCAAAGATCCTGTAGACTTTATCTATGCGTCAAATTGAAGTATTCTATCATGTATTAATCCCTTCAGATATAAGGGCAGCTCATTGGCCCTGGTTGATAGATTTGCAATTATCTTTGATAAGAGATAGTCAGTTGTCATCTATTGCTAAAATTAACATGGCCATTACAATGCCCAAGCATTGGGCATTTATTCATTCACCCTCATTAACTTTTAGAAAAAACAAAGAGATAACTGCTGAAATTAGTTTTGAACACAAAGTCAGAGAATATATAAATCTAAGATATCCATTTGTTAGCATATTAGACATTCGTGACAGTGGGGAACCTAATTTATGTGAGGGTCAGACGCTAAAACTATTATGGGATAGGTGCAATGATGTCGATGTAGATGTGCTCTACATTCACGGTAAAGGAGTAATTAGTTCATCCGCACCTGTAGCAAATTGGCGAGATATTCTAAACCATTATTTTATTACTAAATGGCCCAAAGCTATCGTAAATTTATCCCATTCAGATGTAGTGGGTATTAGAGATGCCACTCCGGAGACTGAAAGACTCATGACCAGCGGTAATTTTTGGTGGTCAAAATCTAGTCATATTCGAACTCTACCTGACCCAACCCAATCACAGCATTACATGTCAGACCCAGTATTTCATCCCGGCGGTCCAAGTTACAGATGGGCTATGGAATATTGGGTTAGATTAAACGATCCATCGTTTCATTGTTTAGTAGATACTAAAACTTGTCATTTTGATGATTATTGCTTCTTGGAAGATTTATTAAAATTAAATCCTTGACACTGTAATTTGATTGTAATAAACTAATACTGTTCAGGAGAGATTATGATTATCGGAGTTTGTGGGTTTATTGGTTCGGGAAAAGATACTGTGGCAGACTATCTAACTAACTTTCACGGTTTTAGACGAGAGAGTTTTGCTAATAGTCTCAAAGATGCAGTGGCGCATGTATTTGGTTGGGATAGGACCATGTTAGAAGGGCGTACTAAACAAGCTCGTGAATGGCGAGAACAATTGGACCTGTGGTGGAGTGAACGATTGGGAATACCTGAACTAACTCCACGTTGGGTGCTACAAAATTGGGGTACAGAGGTTTGTCGCAAAGGATTCCACGATGATATCTGGATTGCCAGTTTAGAAAACAAATTGCGTAACAGCAAAGACGATATTGTTATTAGTGATTGTCGCTTTCCTAATGAGATTAAATCCATTAAAAATGCTGGTGGAATAGTAGTTCGCGTAATACGTGGGCCGGAGCCCAAATGGTATGATGCGGCATTAAGTGCGAATAAAGGTGAACAAGGTAACACTTCCTGGTCCCTAAGTAAGAAGAAATTAGAACAACTCAAAATACACGCCAGTGAAACTGCTTGGGTTGGTACTAAATTTGATGCGATATTAGACAATAATCATAGCATTGATGACCTATATGCCCAAGTTATAAGTCTGGTACCAAATCCCCTTGCCGCCACTTGACGCCATCCTTGTGTAATGTGCGTTGACAGTTGGCACATATCGTCTTTAGATTTGAATGACGGTGGTTTGTTAAATTGCCGTCGATGTAAAACACATTAAACTGCTCGGGAAATTTCGAAGTAAAACTGCACTTTTCACAAGTTAATTTTTTCTTGTATCCAGCCAAGGCCCATAGGGGCCTTGTTTCTTTTCTACCCTTGCTACAATGGTCGCATTTGGACCTATAAAAAGGCAGTCCTTCCTTATAGTAGTTAATAGCTGCCGGTCTCTGTCCACATTCTTTACATAATTTTCTCATATCCGCCCTTTTTGGTACCTTTTCATACCAGTATTTAACCGCTATTTTTTTGGGTATACTGCTAAATAAAACAAAGTAATCCATTAAGGAGATTTTACTCATGGCAAATTTAAGTTCACCAGGAATTCAAGTTAAAGTTATCGACGAGAGTTTTTATACTCCTGCTGCGCCTGGAAGCACACCGCTTATTTTCATTGCGTCGGCTGAAAATAAATCCAATGCATCCGCGACTGGTACTGCACAAGGTACGCTAAAAGCCAATGCGGGATCTGTGTATGTAATCACAAGTCAACGAGACTTAACAAATACTTTCGGAAGTCCAACTTTCCAAGCAGACAATTCCGGAAATCCAATACACGGCGACGAAAGAAACGAATACGGCTTACAAGCTGCTTATAGTCTGCTAGGCATTAGTTCACGTGCGTATGTAACACGTGCCGATGTAGACTTGGCACAATTGGTTCCAACATCGGTGATTCCTACAGGTACACCAGAAGCAGGTGCTTACTGGATCGTTCCTAGTCAAAGCAAGTTTGGAATCAATGTTTGGTCCACTGCAACTAGCCAATTTACGCTAGCAACTCCACTAATTATCAATGATGATAATATGGATACAGCGATGAATGCTCTTGCTACAGCTCCAGCAGATGCATTTGGTCAACAAGGCGATTATGCAGTAGTTGTAACAAAATACAACGGCTGGGACTCAACACCCAACGCAGTCTATTATAAAACTACAGCAGGAACAAATTCTTGGGTAGCAGTTGAGGGCGGATTTGATGGCGGCAAACAGGTAAAAATGTCCGCACACACTGACTACCCAGATTTCACTGCAAGTGGAACTTCTGCAAAAACTGGCAGTGTTTGGATTAAAACAACTAGTCCCGGCAATGGAGCAAATTGGACTGTAAAATTCTATAATGGTGGTACTAAATCATGGACTACGAAACTAGCACCAATTTATAACAGCACCGTACAAGCCCTTTACTCATATGATTCTGCTGGCGGCGGCGCAAACATTGCAACTGGCACACTATTCGTAGAATCGGATCCCGATCACTACGGAATCACCACTGCCACAAATGCTGCCGCAGAGTTCCGTGTTTGGAGATATAATGGAGCAGGATCTACCAGTATCACTGGTGCTGCATCAAACACTATCAGCTCTAGTACAGCGTCAACATTCTATATCAGAGAAACAGTCAAAGGCAGCAATGCATGGGGTACTACAAAACTAGTGACTGTAGCTGCTGATCCATTAAACCCAATAGCTGCTGGCGTTCCAGCAGCATTGAGCGCAGCTGGACTCACTAACGTGACTGGATCATTTGATGCTGTTACTAAAGAATTGACAATCAAACATAAAACAGGCGGTGATTTTGAATTGGCTGCGGGAACAGGTCCAGGAACATTTACAGCATTGGGATTCAGTGCTCACACATATGACCCAGCAACGGAGATGTCCAGCGGTATTACAAATCTCTATACTGCACCTAAAGCTGACTACAGTGGCCGAGCGTTTGATTTTATTGCATCTAGCTGGATGCCGTTAGACTATCATTCAACTGGAACTACACCATCAACGACCCCAGCTGATGGAAGACTGTGGTTCGACAGCGATATAAAATCAGTGGATATCATGTATCACGACGGCAGCAAGTGGGTTGGCTATAGGAATCAATTTCCTGCTGCTGATCCAAACGGACCTATTATCTCCGCAACTGCTCCGCCAAAGATTGGTGGACAGAGTGATGGCACCGATCTAGTAACTGGTGATATTTGGATCAGCACAGAAAACGCAGACAATTATGGTCAGGACATTTATGTATGGGACGGTGTCACAAACGAATGGGTTAAACAGGATCCAACTGATAACCATAGTCCAAATGGATGGGTATTTGCAGATGCTCGATGGAGTGGTGCAGGTGATGATATAGTTCCTGATTCTACGAAAAAATTGTTAACATACAATTATGTAGATCCAGATGCTCCCGATCCTGCACTATATCCACGTGGTACACGCTTATGGAATACACGCCGTAGCGGTAACAACGTCAAGCAGTATCATAGATCATATATTGATAAAATGGCCACTAACCCACGCATGGGCGATGCGAGCATGAGTGGATATTTTGCAGATCGTTGGGTATCTGTCCACAACCGTAAAGAAGACGGATCAGGCAATTTTGGTCGTTATTCTCAACGTGCTCAGATTATCGCAGCATTCAAGTCATTAATTGATACTAATAGTGCTATCCGTGATACTGAAACACTGAGATTTAATCTAATTGCTTGCCCTGGATATCCAGAGGCGATCGCTAACATGGTCAATTTCAATACAGACATTGGACAGACAGCATTTGTTATTGGAGATACACCGTTTAGATTATCACCAACAGGTACTGCATTAAGTGCATGGTCAAACAATTCAAACAATGCATTAGACAATGGAGATATTGGCACAGTCACTGCCGACAGTTATTTGGCATTATTCTATCCAAGCGGTTTCACAAATGACAACACTGGAAAGAACATTGTTGTTCCTCCAAGTCACATGATGTTGAGCACTATGATCAATAGTGACAGTCTAAGCTACGAATGGTTTGCTCCGGCAGGTATCCGTAGAGGTGGCATTATCAATGCAACATCTGTAGGCTATATCAATGACATGGGTGAATTCCAAAAAGTAAGTTTATATCAAGGTTTAAGAGATGTATGCTCACAGGTTAAATTAAATCCACTATCTACTATGGTGGGTGTTGGAACAATTAACATGGGTCAGTACACAAGGTCAGCTGGTGCAAGTGCATTAGATAGAATCAATGTTTCTAGACTAGTAGCATATCTACGCAGACAACTAAACGTATTGGCTAAACCATACTTGTTCGAACCTAACGACACAGCAACTCGTAATGAAATACGTGGTGCCGTTGAAAGTCTACTATTAGAGCTAGTTGGTCAACGAGCACTAAATGACTTCGTTGTAGTATGCGACACTTCAAACAATACTCCTGCAAGAATTGATAGAAGCGAGTTATACGTGGATATTGCTATTGAGCCAGTTAAGGCAGTGGAATTCATTTACATTCCATTGCGCATACTTAACACAGGCGCAATAGCATCTGGTAATTTGGGAGCAGGTTTCCCAGGTTCAACTAATTAATCAAGGGAGCATTTAAATGCCAGTTTCAAGTTTAAGTAATTTTACAGTTCCATTATCATCCAATCAGGGATCCAGTTCCCAGGGATTGTTAATGCCAAAATTAAAGTTTCGCTTCCGCGTTACTTTAACAGGTTTTGGTGTGGCAGGAACACCAAGTACAGAACTAACCAAACAGGTTATGAATGTAACACGTCCTGAAATTAGTTTTGAAGAAATCAAACTAGCGGTGTATAACAGCACGGTCAAGTTAGCAGGCAAGCATAGTTTTGCTGATATTAAACTTACCCTTCGTGATGATGTATCTAATGCAGTTTCTCATAAAGTTGCTGAACAGATGCAGAAGCAATTCGACTTCTTTGAACAAGCAAGTGCAGCATCTGGCATTGACTATAAATTCAAAACTATCATTGAAATCCTAGACGGCGGCAACGGTGCTACATCAGTAGGAGTTTTAGAAATATTTGAGTTAGAAGGTTGCTGGATCAAGCAGGTAACATATCAGGGCGGCGACTATAGTAGCGCAACTGATCCGTTAGACATCGCGCTAACAATCTGCTACGATAACGCAATGCAAATGGATCAATCAGGAAACCCAAGCGGACTAGGCGAGAATATTGGACGCACTATACGTACACTCGCACTAGGTGGTTAATCAACAACTCCGTTAAAACATTAAACCGGGAATTACCCGGTTTTTTGTTGGATAAATAATCATATGAATCAGGCTTTTAATGATTTCTTAAGCAGTGTGGGCGGTGGTCTATCAGGAGACGGCGGCCCAAACATGAAAAACTACCAACATGCATCTAAGTTGTATGTTGAGGGTGGCTATGCACGAGCACCAAAATTTAATCATTTATATTTTGTAGCATTCAACATCAACGATGGTGTGGTAAGGGATCGAAGCTGGCTACAAAATGGGTATAACACAGTGGGACTACTGGTCAAAAGTACATCATTGCCCAAGTTCAAGATTACTTCTGAACAACTAAATCAGTACAATAGGAAAACACAAGTACAAACTAAGTTGACCTACGAGCCAGTGACCATGGAATTCCATGATGATAATAGTGAAATCACTAATGGACTTTGGAAAAATTATTATCGATATTATTACACAGATAGTATTTACGGCGGCAAGGACGACACAGTAGCACCAACGCCTAGTCAAGTGAGTTTAGGAAAAAAATTGTTTGGTGGGCTGTTGTCTCCGGGACGCAAAAGAATAAAAGCAAGGGAAAATAATATTTTTCCCGATGCATACACTGATAACAAATACAAGAAACATAATTACCCTTACGGACTAGATAATTTTCAAACGGTGCCGTTTTTTAAAAGTATCGATATTTTTGTATTGCATCAACAAAAGTTCACGCAAATAACCTTAATCAATCCTAAAATTACCAGCTGGGATCACGACGATGTTGGACAAAGTGACTCTACCAAACTCATGAGAAGTAAAATGTCGCTGGTTTATGAAAATGTTTTGTACAACGACGGTAGGATAGGCAAGGGTAGTAAGTCTGGGGTATTCGCAGAAGCATTTTATGATACATCGCCAAGTCCTCTCAGTATCGCAGGTAAGGGATCAAAATCACTGTTTGGCCCCGGCGGCCTCATTGGTGGAGTCGAAGATGTATTTGGAGAGAATGGATCATTAGCCCAGGGCGATTATCTAGCGGCTGCACTACAGGCCGCAACATTGATTAAAAACGCAGGACAGATCACTGAACAGCAATTGAGCGCTGAAGGATACAGTATGTTAGGTGCTGCTGTAGGAATCGCCGTGTCTTCTAGAAATGGTGAAATTGCACAGAATCTCGAGAATTATTTTTCAAACGGTATTGGAGTATACACTAATCAGTATTCAAAAAACAATTTGGAAGATATCCCGACTACCCCGAATGCTCTGACTCCGGATCAATATCGAAAATTTATTTTAGATCAAGAAGCAGCCGCGTATGCTCAGGAAGTTGCCGATACACGGGCTAGGCAAGCACAACAAGAGAGAGAACTTGCCCAGCGTACCAATGCCGAATTAGATGCACTAACTGAACAAAAAAATGCCATTGGAACACAAATATCGAATAATTTGAAAGTTGCGGAAAAAGCACTTAACACGATAAACGAGTGGAACGAAAAAATAGTCGATCCCACTGATACAAATTTGTTATATTCTTCACCTGTATACATAGCTGCTAGAGCCCTCGGTGATTCCGAGTCAGTGGCTTTGGGAAAAGCTAAAGCCGATGCAGTAACAGCCAATGAAGGTGCTATAGCTATCATAGAGTCGGCTAATAGACAAAAAGAATCAGTCTATGCCATTAACAAGTTATTGGTCGCAAATCAAGAGTCTCTTACCCAGCAAGCTCAATTAATAAAAGATTATGGCCCTGATTACGCAGCTAAAATATCTAGGGATTCTCTAGACTATATACAGAAATATGGTGCTGTTGTTGCGCAAGAAAATACATTAGACACCAGCGCTCTTCCAAATCCTTTCTTGGATCACGAAATTGCCACAAAAACCTATCTAGCCGCACTTAATTCTGGAAGAATTTCATCCGTAAGTCAAGCTGCCGCAGATCTGCAAACCAGTGAGAATCTAGTTAAGGTGGAACGGCAAGCTGCCGTAAGCCAAGCAATTGGTAAGATCACAGAAAATTATGGTAATTTAACATTAGATAAGGCCCAAACTAATGTTGAGATAGCAGTCTTATTAGCAGAACAATCTAGGATCGATGGTGAGAGAACTGAGTTGACTGATCGGTATCGAGCATGGCAGGTTGACCAAACCTTGGGTAATATAGTGGAAGATGCTAAGTATGTTGGATTGAAAAACATAGAGGACATAGAAAAGCTGGTTATTGAGAAAGCGTTATTTCAGAAGGCCGCTTCTAATTTATTCACTGAGAAAAAGTTATTGCAAGCAGAATATGCCGATAAAGTTGGTGCGTATCCCGACACAGCATCAGCTAGAGAATTTTTTCTAGGATTAGCTAAAAAATATGATCCAACGAATCCAGATGCTGGTTTGATAACTAAACAAGATTTTATCGACAAATACTCGGGTGCATCGTATATTGATCCAGAAAGTGGAAACACATATAAATGGACCGAAGATCAAGCTGTCCTTAAATATTATGCAGCAGGGGAAAAAGCCCCGGCACTGTATGAAAAAGCTATCGCTAGTTTTGATATTGCTATTAGTAAGGTAAACAACACGATAGTATTAAACAGTTTCGAATTGAGCAATATTAAAGGTCAAATTGGCGATGCTTATGTCACTTTGTTAAAGTCAAAATCTGCAACAGGTGATGAATATACAAATCTAACAACATCTATCGAGAATAAAATCATAGATCTTGGAAAAACACAAGAAAAAATAACAGCTAGCGAACTACTATCACAGAGAATGGTTATAGTCAATACTGAACTTGCCTCAGCGCAGGCAGTTGTAGTAAAAGAATTGGCATATAATAAAAACCCCGATAAACCCTATGTTGTCATGGTCGACACTAGATCGGCCGAACAAATACAGTCCGATAGCAAACCCGCCGCAACGAGTGAGTCTAAATCATTTATGGCCAAAACTACGATATCGATGGAGGTATCGGTGCAGCAAGCAATCCTTACATTACAGCAACAATTAGGGACAACTAATATTTACGGATTAACCATTGAGAAACAGGAAACTTTCGATGACATCGGTCGAAGAATATATACTGCAACAGCCACAGGTGTTGCTGTACCGATACCGACAGATTTAGTGACTACTGTTAGGGTTACCTATAAGAATCAGTTTGGTGATATTGTTACTGATAATAGATACTACTCCGGAAGCACTTATCTCAGCCAATCACAAGCCGCTGCTGCAACACTGGCAGAATTTAAATCCATTAAAAATACAAAAGTTTTAGGCCTAGCCGTGGGTACAAGAAATAATAATACTAGCAGTACTAATACCAATGGAAAACGCTATACTGCCAACAAGAGCTAATTAAACATAATCATGACCACAGCATTAACCAACATACCCTACGGCAACATTAAATCGTCTGACGCAACAGTCCAGGCATTCAATAACTATTTTGCCAATCCCATAGAGCTACATTCAGGCACACTAAATGCCATAACTGGATTTTTTACCGCAAGAGGGTTTGAACAAAATGCTGCTCAGACCATAGCAGTCATCATCATGACACAGTCAAAGAAAGATAGGTTAAACCCCATGTCTGTATTAGATACACTGGGCGGTTATGATGCAGTTGAAATCAGCGCATTTGCCACTACACTATTAAATTACAACAGATATAAAACTAGTTTCTTAGGATTTTCTCTAGCTTTTAGTCCTAAAGATGTAGCGGCAAGAAACGTTCTAGCATAGCATGAGCTTAAAATTCAGTCAAGGCGTCTATAAAATAAAAAATCCCGACAAATATGTTGGACTAGGCGAGCCTAGATTTAGAAGCAGCTGGGAATTCACTTTCATGAACTTCTGTGATACTAATGAAAGCGTCAAAAAATGGTCCAGCGAACCGGTGAAAATTCCCTACAAGGATCCATTGACTGGCAAGCAGACAGTTTACATTCCGGACTTTCTAATCACTTACATTGATAAGTCCAAGAAAGAAATGGTAGAGATGATTGAGATCAAGCCTGCCAATCAAACGCTGATAGAAAAGGTAGGAAAAAATCCCTACAATCAAGCACAGTATGTCAAGAATATAGCCAAATGGTCTGCTGCCAGCAAATGGTGCGGCGAAAAAGGTATCAAATTTCGTATCATAAATGAATCCGATATATACCACAATCCCAAAAGAAAGAAATAAGTAAGTTTATGACCAAACGACTTAATGAAATTTTTGACTTGCCTGAGGACAAAGACCCTCTAGTAATACCCAAGGTTGAGGAAACAGCCGCAACTCCTATAATCGATCTACAGGATCAGCTGGAAGAATTTGATAAAATTGCAGCAGCATTGCCTAGAGTAAAAGGACTAGGTGATATGAGTGATATGGAGCTCGACGGACTTGCCAGCAAGGCCGAACAGGCCTACGATGACTTAATGGATCTAGGCATGAATGTAGAACCAAAATACGGCGCTAGGATGTTTGAAATCGCAGCACAGATGATGACTGCTGCCATCGCTGCCAAGACCAACAAGATCGACAAGAAGTTGAAAATGGTTGATCTACAGCTGAAGAAGCTGGCAATTGAAAAGAAAAACGGTAACCAAGAGAGTGGAAATACTGTAGAAGGGCAGGGATACATCCTAACAGATCGCAATAGTATCCTAGAAAGATTAAAGAAATTGGATAAATAAAGTATCATGAAAAATTTTAAAGAATATCTATCAGAATCTATCGCTGACAAAAAATACAATTTTCGTGTCAAGGTAGCAGGCGATTTCTCTGCCGATCAAGAAACTAAATTACAGACTATGCTTGAGAAATTTCAAGTAGATGCTTTTAAAAAGTTAAGCGTGACGCCAGTACAAAAGTTTCCTCTGGACTTTCCACAAATTAGAAACTGCGAAGTTTCTATTTTTGAAGTCACAGTAAACTATCCCACTACCCCACAAGAATTGAAAGAGTATTTGGGCTCAGGATTAGCAGTCAATCCATCCATGTTGGCAGTAGTAACTCCTGGCATGCCTAGCGAAGAATACCAGCGTGAAGAACCCAAACGCGAAGGCGCACTATTAAATGACAGTGAATACAAAGAGGCACCAAATGCAAATTTTGATGACTACTACGGTTCAAAATATAATAGTGGGTTTGTCAAAGAACTCAACGATATCTTAAAATTGCAACGCAGAGCACGCGGCGAAATCATACCAGAAACTGCTCCTGCTAGTTATATGCAAAGCGCCGAAAACGATACAAGGAAATAAAATTATGCAAATGATCGACGTAATGAAGCGTTTGGCTGAACTTGATTCAACAAACCCCAATGTTATTAAAGAAAGCGCCGGTATAAAAGAATGCGGACCAATGGGCATGATGGGCAGCATGGGTGGAATGGAAAAGCCAAGCACACCTGCTAGCATGAACATTACAGCAGGCAGCGGCGATGAACTGGCAAACATGCTAGCCACCATTATGCAATTGGCAGGTGTTAAACAAGATGCACCGGGCGAAATGGGCGATGCACCTGGCATTGAAATCATGACTGCTGAGCCAGAAGTTAAAGTTGAGCCAATGAGCGGCGGCGATACAATGCGTTCCATGATCGACAAGCTAAATCCAATGGATGACGAGGGCGGCGATGATGTAAGCAAAGCACACGGCGACTTTGATAATGACGGCGATCACGACATGGATGATCATGATAAAGAAAAAGACGAAGAGGAGACTGACGAAAGTTACGATAATTCTCCAAATCCAGAAACTGAAAACTACGGTGCATTCCAAGCTCATGGAGACATGGATAAGAATCCAGCAGGTGGCGGCAATGTTCCAAAAGATCACGATGCCCGTCCACGTGTACGCACACAGCCAGTTGCTACATACGAATCTTTAATGTCAGAATACGAAAAATTCGTTAGCGAAGGCGAGGGCAAGACAATGAGCCGTGCAGCTAAGGTTATGAAAAGTATGGCAAGAAAGGTATGATGGCTTTGGCCAAGGCCGGACGTGACGGGGAAGATCTTGAGCCAATTCAAGATAAATTCAACAAGTACAAATAATTTACGATCTATTTGTCCAATAGCCTCTTCGGAGGCTATTTTTTTCAGTAAATAAAGATATGGCAAACAAAAATCTCGACGGCGTTCTAATTAAGAAAGCCAACACGACTCAGAAGTGGACTGAAAAAGACATTGAGGATCTATTGAAATGTCAAGATCCTGTTACAGGTCCTGAATATTTTTTAAAGAATTTTTTCTTTATACAGCATGCCACACTAGGTAGAATCAAATACGACGCATACGGATATCAAGAAGAACTGCTACACAGCTATCACACCAACAGATATAGCGTTAACATGTTAGGCAGGCAGATGGGTAAGACTACTACTGCTGTGGGATACTTGTTATGGTATGCGATGTTTATGCCCGACAGCACAATACTTATTTGTGCCCACAAATACACTGGCGCACAGGAAATCATGCAGCGTCTAAGGTATGCGTATGAGACTTGCCCAGACTGGATACGGGCAGGTGTTATTAACTACAACAAGCAAAGTATCGAATTTGAGAATGGGTCACGTATTGTAGCGCAGACAACTACTGAAACAACAGGTCGTGGTATGTCTGTATCATTACTATACTGTGACGAGTTTGCCTATGTTGAACCTAATATTGCTGTAGAGTTTTGGACATCTATCGCTCCTACACTGGCAACTGGTGGTAAGGCCATTATTACCAGTACACCAAACAGTGACGAAGATCAGTTTGCACAAATTTGGAATGAAGCCAATAAGCGTATTGACGAGTATGGTAATACCACCAAGTTAGGCAAAAACGGGTATTATCCCTATATGGCCATATGGAATCAACATCCGGATCGTGATGAAAAATGGGCTAGCGAAATGCGCAGTCAATTGGGGGAAGATCGATTTGATCGTGAGCACGAATGCAAGTTCTTAATCTTTGATGAAACACTTATCAGCTCATCTTGTCTAATTGCCTTAGAGGGTCAAGAGCCCACTATGAAAATGGGCCAAGCACGTTGGTATAAAAAGATCAATCCCTCAAGCACCTACATCGTCAGCTTAGATCCCAGCTTGGGAACTGGCGGAGATAACGCTGCTATCGAAGTGATAGAAGTGCCTAGCATGGATCAAGTAGCAGAGTGGCATCATAACCAAACGCCAGTGCAGTCACAGGTTAGAATATTAAGAGATATAGTGAATCACATTGAGGGGAAATGTCAAGCAGCGGGTGTAACATCTAGCATTTACTACAGTGTGGAAAATAATACCCTGGGAGAAAGCGCATTGATTGCTATCGAAGCATTGGGCGAAGAATCATTTGCTGGCTTGTTTTTAAGCGAGCCAGTGAAGCGTGGTCATGTTAGAAGATTCCGTAAAGGATTTAATACTACTCATAATAGTAAAATCTCAGCCTGCGCAAAATTAAAGCAGATGATCGAAACTAAAAAACTCAAAATACGTAGTAAATCCTTCATCAGCGAGTTAAAAACCTACGTAGGCGAGGGTGTTACATTCAAAGCCAAAGCCGGACATACAGATGATCTAGTGGCATCTATGCTGCTGGCCGTGAGAATGATCATGACTTTGCAGGAATGGGATCCAACAGTTTACGATAAAATGCGGGATCAAGATGGATTAGAAGCGCACGATTTGCCCATGCCCATATATATCAGCACGCCGTTCTAATGACTCAAATTAACTAAATACAGTATGGACGCTATTAAAATTATCTCCCAGGATCTTTTTGACAAGATCAGAAGCCGCTTCTCAAACCTAGAAATGGGCGATGATGCAGGTGGTGTTACAATTGACCCCTCGAGTGCTTACTACTTTGATTTCGATTTTGTTGTAGAAGGCACAAATTTAGGACGAGTCAGCATCAGCTTAGGTGATCTAGGCAGCTTGAAAGTATATTACAGCCAAGGTATCACTGAAAATCAAGATGATCCTGTTAAGAAATATTGGTACAGTTTCTTGCGTGAAATGAGATTTTTCGCCATGCGCAGAAAACTTAGATTTGATACAAGAGACATAACTAAAACGAATCTCGATAAAAACGATTTTCAACATTTGGCCGCTACACAAGGCCCTAAGGAAGAACCAGAAATGACCACTATGAACGAATCCCGTTGGAGCGAAAAAAGCTCACGTAAAACTAGCCGTGCTGTTCAAGGCAAGACTGAAGTTATTGTGCGCCACGCAAATCCAGTAGACGAAACATACGCAGGCGCCCGTAGTCAGCGTAAAAATATCAAAGCAATTTTTATTCAAAATTGTGATGGCGAAAGATTCAAATATCCATTTATTCATCCGGCAGGTGCGTTTGCCATGGCACAACATGTGGACCACGGCGGTACTCCTCATGATCCAGCAGGCAAGGCCATCATCGACATGAGCGAACAAATTGCCAAGTTAGGTGAATTTCATCGTAAAGTAAACTCAGCAACCCTACATCCTGATGCAACTGGCATCACTGAGCGTGCAATGGCACACCTGTCAGAATTAAAGAACCGTGTGGGCATGTTGAGCAAGCGTCATCACTATCAACAATGGATGTCGGAATTCCAAGAGCCGCAAGATGCAGCAGTGACTGAATTGGATGCCGTCACCATGGAAGATTACAAGAGCAAATTTACACAAACTAGTTTCCAAGAAGAACTATCGGGTTACTTCCCATTACTGCACAGAATTATGGGTGAGGCTAATACCGTTGACCTCGAAGAATTTGTCAAAGAATCTAACGAAGACACGAATAGATTAGGAATTGGCCAACAAATGGCGCGTGATGGAATAAAATACAGTCCAGACAAAGAAAACGAACTTATTGATTTAATGGTTCAATACATGAAGAAAAATGGAATGAGTTCAAAAGAGATTCGATATCGTTTAAATTACGATGAGGATTACATTCCTGATCAACTCAGCGACTTGCCAAAAGAAGGTAGTAGTGAAGAACCACCGTTTGAACCAGACACAACATCCAACTTCAACAAACCAAACAATCCAAATCGTACAGGCATGGATTCTGCTCGAGCATTGGCACAGCGCGGAATGTCTCCAGCAGAAAGCATTAATGCTTTTGAAGAATGGGCAACCGCCACAGAGAGTGGTGAGATCACCGATGACCAAATAGGACAATTGGCTGACGCAGTTGCCAAATTACCCACGGGAGATGATGGTAAGCCAGAATTGAAGTTGGGTCAGGATGGCAGCGAAGCTATCATGTTCTTTAGTGACTATGGCTTAGACAACATGGATCTTCAGACTAAATTAAAAGATGCTGCCAGTGGCGATGAGAATGCAGACCCATTCCAAGTGTTGAAATCTTGGGCTGAGGATGATCATAACTATCCGGGACTAATGCAACGCATGGGAATGACTGACACCGAACAGCCGCCCGGTCAAGAACCAGCAGCAGAGCCTGCACCAGAGCCTGAAGCAGATCCAGCAGCAGCTCCTCCTGAGCAAGGTGAAGAAGATTCGGGAGAAGAGCCGGAGCAACCACAGGGCACTATGTTTGAAGAAATTGCCAAACTAGTCAGTGGACGCTTTAATAGAGACAACATGCAAGTTGGTGCATTCAACGGCAAGGAAAATATTGCTTTAGAAGTTAAGAAAGAAATTTCCGAAAAGTTTGGCGAGCAAGCTGGCGAAATGTCTGAACAACTGGCATTGCAGTTTATGGAAAAATTAAGTAAAGAACGAGACCACGGACCAGTGGGTGACGATGGATTGGCGCGTATTAGAGAAATCATGCGTCACATGGGCGCTAAGGTAGAAGCCATCGGTGATGTGACCACTAACGGTCATGCTCCTGGTAACAATATTATGACATCAGCAGAGGAAGGTATCCTAAGCAAAGCTAGAGAGATTGGTAAAAAAGTGCTAGATCGAGTTGCACCCGGCGATGATGAATTACTACGCCAATTGCAAAAAAGTGCAGGCGTTCCATCACATGCTCAACACGGCAAGCCGCCGATGGCTAGTCCAAATCGTAGACAGCAACAACAAGAAAGCGCCGAATTTGCAGATATTTTGAAGCTGTCCGGATTGGCAAAATAACCCAAATTATTGCACCTTTTTAGGTTGCAGGTATAAATAGATGTGTGTATACTTAATGGTATGCACACATTTTTCTTTTTAGTCAGTTGGCTAGAAAGAAGAGGCATAATATAACATTTATTAAGGAAAAACATTATGGCAACTTTAGCAGAAATTCGCGCGAAGCTACAAGCTTCTTCACAACAAAATACTGGCACAGGCGGTGGAGACAATGGCATATTTGCCCATTGGAACATTGCAGAGGGACAAACAGCAACAGTTCGTTTCCTTCCAGACGCAGATACTAACAATACTTTTTTCTGGATTGAACGTGCAATGATCAAATTGCCCTTCGCCGGAGTCAAAGGTGACACCAACAGCAAACCCGTTACTGTGCAGGTTCCTTGTATGGAAATGTGGGGAGAGCAATGCCCAGTATTGACAGAAGTCCGTCCGTGGTTCAAAGACAAATCTTTGGAAGATATGGGTCGCAAGTACTGGAAAAAGAAAAGTTACTTGTTCCAAGGACTTGTAATCAATTCACAAATGCAGGAAGACAAAGTTCCTGAAAATCCAATCCGTCGCTTTATCATGAGCAGCCAAATTTTTAACATTGTTAAGAATGCACTGATGGATAATGAGATTGAAGAAATGCCCACTGACTTTGTTCGTGGCTTGGATTTCAAGATCGCAAAAACATCTAAGGGTGGTTATGCTGACTATACAACATCCAGCTGGTCACGTCGTGAACGTGCATTGACTACTGACGAATTGGCAGCAGTCAAGCAGTATGGTTTGTTTGATTTGAAATCGTTCCTTCCTAAGAAGCCTAACGATGCAGAATTAAACTGCATTAAAGAAATGTTCACAGCATCAGTGGATGGTGAAGCATTTGATATGGATCGTTGGGGACAATACTACAAACCCGATGGTATGAAAGGTAACTTCCAAGCACGTAACGAAGCGGCAGCGCCAGCAGCTCGTCCTGCTCCAGTAGCAGCACCAATTGAGGATGACGATATCCCTTTTGAACCTGCGGCAGCAACACCCGCTAAAGTGGTTGCATCAGAAGCAGCCAAACCAGCAGGCGAAGCAGGTTCACGTGCAGCAGACATTATTGCAATGATTCGCAATCGTCAGCAAGCTCAATAATTAGGAGATAGACAATGGGAAAGGCTTTTGATATAAGCAAGTTCCGGAAGTCTATCACTAAGTCTATTGATGGACTTGGTATTGGATTTAACGATCCAACTGATTGGATTTCTACCGGAAACTATGCATTAAACTATCTCATCTCGGGGGACTTCTTTAGGGGAGTTCCTTTAGGTAAGGTTACGGTGTTCGCTGGCGAAAGTGGTGCTGGAAAGAGTTATATCTGTTCTGGAAACATTATTCGACATGCCCAAGAAGCGGGTATATTTGTTATCTTAGTTGATAGCGAAAATGCGCTAGACGAAAAATGGTTGATTGATTTAGGTGTTGATACTAATGAAGATAAACTGCTAAAACTTAACATGGCCATGATCGATGATGTAGCAAAAACTATATCTGAATTCATGAAAGAATACAAATTGATGCCAGAAGAATCTCGTCCAAAGATTCTTTTTGTCATTGATAGTTTGGGTATGTTGTTGACTCCTACTGATGTGAATCAGTTCGAAGCAGGCGAGATGAAGGGTGATATGGGCCGCAAGCCCAAGGCACTGACAAGTCTCGTTCGTAACTGCGTGAACATGTTTGGCTCCTGGAATGTTGGTTTAGTTTGTACTAATCACACATACGCAAGTCAGGACATGTTTGATCCAGATGACAAAATCTCAGGTGGACAAGGTTTTATCTATGCTAGCTCTATTGTAGTTGCTATGCGTAAATTGAAATTGAAGACCGACGAAGATGGTAACAAAACTACCACCATAAATGGTATTCGTTCAGCCTGTAAGATTATGAAAACACGCTATGCTAAACCTTTTGAATCAGTACAAGTTGAGATTCCATATTCGACGGGTATGAGCCCATTTAGTGGTTTAGTTGATTTGTTTGAAGCCAAAGGCAAGTTGAAGAAAGAAGGCAACAGTCTTGTTTACACAACTAAGGATGGCGAAATCATCAAGCAATTCCGCAAAGCGTGGAACAGTAATGACAAAGATGGACTAACTACAATTATGGCTGAGTGGGAAGAAACAGCAACACCAATAACTATAGAAGAAACAGAGGAAGCATAATGGAAGAAGATCTAATCATTGAAATCTGGGATGTGTTCAAAGAATATATCTCTGATAAAAATAAGGACACCGCTGCAAATCATTTTGTAGATTTCTTATTAGGTAAGGATGTTGAAACTGATGTACTGAAATCATTAGTGGGTTATGATTCATCCTTAGATGAAGCAATCGCATTGGTCATCGATGAGGGTGAAATCGATGATTACGAAGACGACGACGGTTACTACGAAGAAGAGGACTAACAATGTCCTGGTATGCTAAAGTCAGCAAGGACATAGCACACCTTCCAGATTGTCTAGATCATTACTATAATGAAATAGAACTTGCGCGGCGAGAAGTTAAAATCCACGGCAGTGTGGAAAAAGCTTCTGCCGCCTTGCCTGGAATCGTTGAACAGAGATTTAATCAGCTTCAAGAAATTGAAGCTGTATTAGAATATCTTAACATCGAACTACGTCGAATCAAATCCAAAACTTTTAGAAAATATCTAGAAAACTATCAACGTGCGCTGAGTAGTAGAGACTGCGAAAAGTTTGCCGAAGGCGAGCCTGATGTTGTAGATATGGAAAAAGTTATCAACGAGTTTGCCATGTTGAGGAATCAATGGCTGGGCATCATCAAAGGCTTAGACATCAAACAATGGCAATTGAGCAATATTATCAAATTAAGGGCTGCGGGTCTTGAAGATATCTCATTATGAGTGTATAATAGTGCTATGTACATTGAAGACTTAATCATATCTCTAATACACAATCGTGTGCCAGTGAACGCATGGGATAAGGGTGTTGTTGTCAGCTTCTACACACAGATCCACGATCTTACCGGCTTCACTGAAAAGCAGTCGGCATTGGCTTTGAGAATATGTAAAAGATATGCTTCATCTCTTTCCTTACACGCCAAACAAGATGTTACGCCATTTTTAGAAAATCCAAAATTTCGTAATACAATTAGGAAATCAGTGAACAGTCGAATTATTAAAATAGTTGATGATGAATACTTACATCGAGTTATCGAAGTTAATTTTCCCTATGATGAGAAAATGATTGCAGAAATCAGAGAATTCAAAAATCAAAATCATGATAATCTTGTGGTATGGAGCAAGGAAAAGTCTTCATGGTCGTTCTGTTTGAATGAGCCAAACATTAAATTCTTATCAGATCATTTTAAAAATACTGGTGCTGATATTGATATGGAATTTCAAAATTACTCCGATCAGTTAGAACCAATTGTTTCTAATCTTCAAAATCATATTCCCATGTTGACTGCTAGAGATGGGAGATTGGCTATTACTAACGCTCCTAAAACTATGCCAGAAATCAAAACTGGAAATATATTAGAAGCAGTATTTGCTGCTAGACAGTATGGTATTACCATGTGGGATGAAACGATTGATGATTTTATAAACAGCGATTATGTCGATGAATCCACTAGGGAATTCTTGAAATCAGATTATCGAGCTACAACTAAGTTATCAGCGGATGGAAATGGCATCTGTTGTTTAGGAAACATGGCGAGATTTTTAGGACCAATGTTGTTTATCATTCCGGGCGGAAGCGAATACCGTAAGATACAGCAAATACATACTGTGCTAAGTGATATAGGAATAACCGATAAAAAAATGAGTGTTTTGTTCAGATTAAGCAGCGAAACCGGCAGAGAATTTAATGATTTTGTTAAAAATCATTCATTAAATAACCCTATTTCTGAAGAGACACAGGTAGTGTTTGTAAGTGGTAAGTTACCTAAACCATTGATTGAATCTGGAATACGATTCAACAGCGTGGTGAATGTTGGATTTAATAATGCCCATTATACCCTAAGAGAATATGCAAAAAATCATCAAAATGTAGTATACTTTGAACTAGAAAAACAAAAGGGATCAGATTTTGGCCACATGTAAAGTTGTTATTAAAGATGAAGTCAATGTTAAGATAGAAAATCTAGACTTAGATACACGCAAGGCATTGGTCAAAAAATTCAAATATGAGGATCCATCTGCTCGATTTAGGCCCAGCTATAAACTAGGTAGGTGGGATGGTAGCATCAGCTTCTTTGGATTAGGCGGTACTACCTATATGAGTATGCTAGGTCCGGTGTTAGAATATCTAGAAAGCAAGAATTTTTACATCGAAGTAGAAGATCATCGAACTAGTGAGCCCTTAGAATTTCCTGAAATCTTTGAGGACTTTTGGGGAGACCAAACATGGCCCGAAGGACATAGATTTGCCGGAGAGAAGATTGTGCTGCGCGATGACCAAGTGGATGTTATCAATAAATTTTTAGCCAATCCTCAATGCATTCAAGAAATTGCCACAGGATTTGGTAAAACTATTACTACTGCCACGCTGTCGAAGATTTGTGAAAAGTATGGACGCACTATAACTATCGTTCCAAACAAAAGTCTAGTGGAACAAACTGAAGAGGATTTTGTCAACTGTCAATTAGATGTAGGTGTGTATTACGGTGATAGGAAAGATCTAGACAAGACGCATACAATTTGTACCTGGCAGAGTTTGAACATACTAGATAAAAATTCTAAAAATTGGGACGAAGCGGCGTGTGCTCGATTAGAAATGTTATTGGATAATGTACAATGCGTTATGGTCGATGAAGTGCATATGGCCAAAGCTGAAGTGTTAAAAAATCTACTGACTCGCAATCTTTCAAGGACACCAATTCGGTGGGGATTGACTGGCACTATACCCAAAGCCGAACATGAGTTCCAAAGCATCCGTGCAAGTTTGGGCGAGGTAGTTAATAGAGTTGCTGCACATACTCTACAAGAGGCCGGAGTGCTTAGTAACTGCCATGTCAATATTATACAAACCGCTGAATGGAAAGAGTTCGGTAGTTATGCGGAAGAACTGAAATATCTAGTAACTGATCCAACTCGCATGAATTATTTGTGCTCATTGATACAGGGAATTTCAGAAACGGGAAATACACTGGTCTTAGTCAATAGGATCGAGTCTGGCAAAACTATGGCAGAGAAATTAACTGATGCAGTATTTGTATCGGGCGAAGTTAAAACTAAAGATAGAAAAGCAGAATATGATGAAATTAAGACAGTTGACAATAAGATTATTGTGGCGACTTACGGTGTGGCCGCTGTGGGTATTAATATTCCTAGGATTTTTAATCTGGTTCTTCTGGAGCCCGGAAAGAGCTTTGTACGAGTTATACAGTCGATTGGGCGAGGTATTCGAAAAGCAGACGACAAAGATTTCGTAACTATCTGGGATGTAACAGCAGCCAGCAAATACGCCAAACGTCACCTGACAGAAAGAAAGAGATTTTATAAAGAAGCCAAATATCCATTTACGATTGAAAAAGTAAAATATGTATAACATCTTTAAGAAAAAAGAAAAACTAAAAATAGACATTTACGGACCGTGTGGCCAACTGATAGATATGTTTCCACCTACCTTGATGAAGGAGTCGTTGCCAAAATGGTTTGGTAATTTGTCTAATAAACAGAAGCCATATAAAACTGTAAAGGGCTGTCCGGGGCTACATCATCTATATGGCAAGGGTATTTCATTGCCCTTGTGGTCGGACTATTCTATAGAAATTGGAGAAACTAGTATTGAAAATATTGATTGGCCAAAAAAATCCAATCAGGTGGGTGCAACAGCGCATGACTTGGAATTACAAGCGCCCGGTGCTTGGCCCGGTTATAAGAGTATTAAATTTTCAAGCCCGTGGTTTTTCTCCTGCAAAGAACCTGTACCATTTGTATGGGTTCAGAATGTTTGGTCGTACGAAGACCCACAACAATTTACCGTAGTGCCGGGTATGACTGAATTTAAATATACACACCAAACACATATCAATACATTATGGAAAACTGACGGGAAACCTAGAAAAGAAATATTAAAAGCAGGAACTCCGATGGTTCAACTGGTACCTTTAACTGAGCGTCCTATCGAACTATCATTCAACGTGATGACCGAAGAAATTTTCAACCAAAAATTTATGGTTTGGGATTTTACATTCGCTGCATTCTATGCAAAATCAAAATTTGCAATTAACAAAAACGAAACATAACTATGCAAATTTTAACCTTAGACAACAAGACCATGTTCTTAAACGATCTACCTAGCGAGATCGATGATGACCTTAGATTTGCTATTCTTGATAACAGCGACAGCTCAAACCCCGATCACTTTTTTATACCTTTGATATTTTTAGAAAGTTTTACCGGTCCCGCGGTAGTCTTAAAAATAGGCCCTCACGAACTCAGCATGCCATTAGATTGGTGTACTATCGTAGGTGATCCAGAGGGTCCTGATATGGAAGTACTACCGCTGACCAGTTTGAATGATCGAGGTTTTAAAACTTTCTGTTTCAATCCTCGCGGCAGCTTCCGTCCAGAATTTTTAGATATCGACATCATTGATGTGTATCAAGATGTCAAATGGTATTTCCCTAAAATGCGTCCCGGACATTTGTTATGCACTCCATTAGAAGCCGGTGACAATCCTAGATGTGCTTATTTTGTCAAAGAAGTGAGCCGTCAAAATGAACTCGTAGATTATACTAAGTGTTGGTAAATGACTCGAATATTTGAAAGCCCGGACAAGGGTGAAACCGTATATGCCAGAGATATGGGTTCAACTGAACGGGTCATTCATTCAGAGAGCGAAAAGAGAAAAAGTCTTCACGATGATATAAAAGAATCTCAGCTCTGGGGAAATATTCATCGTGCGGCAAAGACCAATCCTGCTTTACAAGAAGCATTAGATCGTGTTAAAATAACATACTACCTAACAGCAGATTACGAAAAACGATATGGCAACCGCAAAAACACCAAAACCTAAAGCAAAGCCAAAACTTGACTTAACTAAGGTACTCAACGCCGTTGATTCTAGGAACTACGGATTCTATGATACTCTGACCGAGGAAGAGGTCAAAGGATTCAGTCCATATGTGCTGATGAGATATACATCGAATGTCAGCTCTAGTGATAAAGGAGTTCATGAATGGTTTATAGAAAGGACCAATGAACGTGTAAATTTGAATCACTGGGACTTGAGTAAGAATCATGAAGCATTGTTGTGGAAGCTGTGTGCTACAGTAGGTACAGGTGAAAAATACTATCATCAATATGCCAAGGCTCCTGGCAAAGAGTCAGCTAACAAGATTGAAAAATTGTTATGCGAACTACATCCAGCGATGAAAATGTCTGACATCAAGGTTATGGCAGGTATGATGAGCGATGAGGATTGTAAAGAGCTATTCGATAAGATGGGATTTGATAAGAAACAAAGGAAGATCTACGAATAATGGAAAACTCTAAAGAAAATACCATGCGTGTACTAAAAGGACAGTTTCCCATACAGAAACTTCGTTGCCGTATGAATTGGCATAGGTGGACCAGTTGGGAAGTAATTACAAACCCTAATTTTGGAAATACATATGCCCACTGTCATTGTGCAGACTGTGGTATGCCACGGCAAGAACTTCCGTACACCAAAAGTAGGAGAATATGATCGCATTAGTAGAACAACCTTATAATTGTGTACATTGCGGTAAGAGTTTTATGAAAGATAAAACTCTAGTAGCGCATATGTGTGAGCGCAAACGCCGCGCACTGCAAAAAGACGAGAAGCGTGTGCAAGCAGGCTTTATGGCATTCAATCGTTTTTGGCAACTGACACAAAATGCCAAGAAGTCTAAGACATATGACAACTTTGCCGACAGCAGTTATTACAATGCATTTGTTAAATTTGGTGGATTTGTCAATAACATAAATCCCCTGTACCCAGATAAGTTTATCGACTATGTGATCAAAAGTGGAGTCAAGTTGGATCACTGGTGTAGAGATGAATTGTATGAGAAATATCTTTATGAGATGATCAAAGTCGAGCCAGTTGAAAGCGCAGTACAGCGTTCATTGAAAACAATGATGGAATGGGGAGACGAGCGCGATATGAATTTTTCAGAATACTTCTCTCAGGTCAGCTTAAACAAAGCAGTATATGATATACTAAACGGGAAGATAAGTCCTTGGATAATTTTAAATTGTAACGCTGGACAGTCCATGGTCAAGGGAATGAGTGATGAGCAGCTGGACATGATTGCTCCGGCATTTGATGTGCCGTACTGGTTGCGTAAATTCCGTGAACTACCAGCTGATACTGCATTGGTAAAAGAGATATGTTCAGAGGCGGGAATAAAATGAGTCAGGAAAATGTTAAAAAATTTGTAGAGCATCATCGAATCAATGTTATTGATGATAACAAACGTGCCTATAAACATACACGCATGGATGTGAAATATTTTCAGTTTCCCGATGACTATAATAAGATGAATACGACACAGGCGATACAATACGAAACTGTAAAACTATTAACAGTGGAAATTACCGAAGATACATTAGAAAGAATAGCAGACTTTGAAACTGAAGTATTCAATAACATGCGAGATCAAGGTCATTATAGAATGTTTGAAACCTTGATGGAACAGAAGGAAAAAGAAAAATATCTAAGGTTCACATATCCAGCAGTGAAAAAGGCTTACGAACATTATAGTCTTATGTTAAAACTAGCAGAAAGCGGGGAAATGTGACCAACATAGTTAAGGGTAGGACCAGTTATGACTCTACTTCTACTGGCGCCATAATTCCTTTCCTTAATAGGAATGTCACACCTTATGCTACAGAATCTAGCGGACCAACATTTGATCTAATACCAGTCACTGAACAAAAGGATCTAATGATCAATCATGCCAGGATGTATGCCCAGCAAGAATATGATCGTATCATGGAATTGGTTCGAGTACTAGAAGGTCAGGCTCGCCAAATTAAAAGAAGATTAGAAATAACAGATGCAGTACATGCATCAGAATTTCAATTTAAACTGGTCATGGGCAAGTGCTATTGGCTAGTTTGGGACAAGAGAAAAGAAAAAACTCTGTTGGTGCTGCAAGGACCTGACGGGTGGAGCACCGGTGTGCCGGAGGATTATGTGTATCAAACCCAAGTTAAATATATGGGAGATCATACTTGGTTAGAAGTTGATGAAGAAGGGGAACCTATATGAATAAGCCAAAACAAGGCAGTAGATGGATTGGTAGCGGGAGTCACGAAGTATTTCGAGTACTGAATACTATTGACATGAAAGATGGACATACCTGGGTACACTACTGTAAAGAAAATGACGGGGATCAGAACTACAGTTGCTACTTAGAAAGTTTTTTAGAACGATTTACAGAAACCGTTAATTAATGCTATAATAATGTATGCCTGATATCGATGTAGACTTTGCCAATCGTGATGATATTTTAAACATTATCAAACACATACCTGCGGCTATTCGTGATAAGGACACACTGAAAAAACATAACACTGGCGTATACTGTTCCACTATCCCCTATAATCCATTAACTGATACTGCCAGTATCGATTATAAAACTGCCGACGAACGTGGATATTTTAAGATAGATTTTTTAAATGTTGGAGCATATCACGGAGTCAAGAACGAAGAACATTTGAAGCAGTTGCTTGACATTGAACCGCTATGGGATTTGTTAGAATCTAAAGATGTGTGCGATCAATTATTTCACATCAACGGATATCATAACTTGTTGGCAGATTTAAAACCTAAAAGTATCGTTGAACTAGCCATGGTCCTGGCCATGATCAGACCCGGCAAAAAATATCTCGTCCCAGTATGCAAGGAACAAGGATTCCAGGCCATCAATGATGAAATATGGACTAAGACTGAGGATGCCTATTTCTTCAAGAAGGCCCACGCCATATCGTATGCGTCGGTTATTGTAGTTCAACTTAACCTCCTATGTGAGCGTATTAGCTGCGGGTACTCTTAACTGCCCTAACTAGTTGTATTGATTTTCTTTTTATTCTTTTTTCGGCAATTTCACTGAGATTAACAGTGGGGCCAAATACCACTTCGATATCTTTGCTGCTGAATGTTTTTATCGTATACCTAAATGCCTGCATTTCTTTTTTTAGGAAAATATTAATAGGTATTCGACGATTGCTCTCCCACCACCATATTTCACCTAATTCTAAAAAAGCCAATCGATCTTCCTCAGTTTTAACAGTGGATATATCGTAGATACTAGTGATATAGTCATCGAAATTAATGACGATTCCCACATATTCTATGTTATTTGATTTAACACAGGAGATGAAGGGATGATTTTCTTGGAAGGTATTGGGAACAGCCATTATCAATAAATACTTGTATGCAAAGTTTACCAATCTATTTATACGAAAATATTCTGGCTGTAACATTAGATTTGGATACAACAGTCCGGGGAGTCAATCAAGTCATGTATCAACGCGATTTACAAATACAAAAGGGCATCAAAAACGTAGTCCGAATACAGTTCAAAAACAGCAATCAAAAGCGAGTCCCGATAACAGACGCATCTGTTTTCATATTCTCCATGTTTGATGCTGTCAACAACCGATTGCTGGTAGAAAAGCAACTCACAATCTTAGATGACGGATCTACTCTAGCTTTAAAAGGTCTCGCAGAATTGACATTGACTGAAAGCGATACCATGGATCTACCAGTATCCAGTTATCAATTTGTGATCAAGCATCAAGATCCAACTGACGGAACTTACTTGCCAACTTACGCAGATACCTACTATGGTGTCAGTGGCAGGCTTCATTTAAAACAAGATGCTTATCCAATTTTGCAGCCCAGTCAGGAAATCGTCAGCTTCAATCGCAGCTACAACTCATCGATTGCCAAATACGAACACTCTTCCGGTAGTGTGTATGCTTATCCAGAGTTCAATGGAAACCAAGCACTTCATACCATGGCTATCTACATGAAGAAATTTAAAGGTACGGTTTATATTCAAGGAACACTTTCTAATATTCCGGGATTCAACTATTCAACTATTAGCACCAAAGTATACAATGGATTTAGCGGAATTGATTACGTCAATTTCAACGGAGTATACACATACGTTCGGGCATACTATGTGCCCGCAACTGCCCCAGCAGAATCTATGAACGATAATACTGCTTTCTACGGATCACTTGACAAAATACTGTATAGATGCTAAAATAAAGTGTGAACGAAATACAGTCAACACTTCAAGCATTACTGCCTTCCAAAAAGAAATCTACCCTAAGCGGTTGGGATTCTTTTAACGCACCCTGCTGTCACAATCGCGGAGAAACTCGCGACAAACATCAGCGCGGCGGTATACGCATAGAGAAGGATGGCTTCGTTTTCCATTGCTTTAACTGCGGATTTGCTGCTGGATGGACTCCCGGTAAATTACTGAGCAAAAATACCAAAGACTTATTCAAATGGCTGGGATTGGGTGAACTTGATATAGGCAAACTTAATTTGGCAGCACTCAAGATCAAAGATGATCAACCAGTATTCAAAAAGCCTCTAAACTTTACATTGGAAGAACGACCTTTACCAGAAGGCGCTATGCTACTCAAAGAGTGGGCATTGGCGATTTGGCGTCCTGGCCAAGATGCAGACATGGTTCAAGTGTTTGAATACCTTGTCAGTAGAGGCATGGAACTCGATTGGTATGATTGGATGTGGACTCCTGCTGCTGGATACAAGGATCGATTACTTATACCTTTCTATCACGATGGTAAAGTAGTTGGCTACACTGGTCGTAAGATAACTGAAGGCAAGCCAAAATATCTAACAGATGCTCAATCTGGTTATGTATTCAACTTGGATCGTCAGACTAGAGACAGGGAATTTGTCATAGTAGTTGAGGGTCAGTTTGATGCCATAGCAGTTGACGGATGTGCCATAATGCACAACGATCCCAATGACACACAGGTGACTAGGCTGAATGCCATGGGCAAAGAAGTAATAGTCGTACCGGACAAGGATCGCCCGGGTGCAAAACTTGTCGCCGCTGCCATAAAGAATAAATGGAGTGCCAGTTTGCCCCCGTGGGAAGATGACATAAAAGATGTCGCCGATGCAGTCAAACGATATGGCAGAATATACACATTAACCACGATATTGAACTACAAGGTTAGTGGCGAGATAAATTTACATCTACTTAAGAAGAAACTAGAGTCTATAACCAATGAATAAAAAAGAAAAAACACCCAAGCCAAACTATGATTTGGCCATGCAAAAATTATATATCGAAATGTTTTTGTCCGATGGAGAAACATTCATGCGCTGTCAAAATATTTTCGATCCGTTAAACTTTGATCAAAGACTACAAACAGCAGCAGAATTTATCAACAAGTATGTCGATGACTACAAAGTCATGCCCGAGCCCAGTATCATTAATGCTGCAACTCGCAGCACCTTTGAGGGTATAGCATTGCCCAAGGAAAATTATGAATGGCTGATGGATGAGTTTGAAAACTTCAGCAGACATAAAGGATTAGAACGAGCAATCATTGCCAGCAGCGATTTACTTGAAGCTGGCGATTATGGTCCAGTGGAAAAGCTGATTAAAGATGCCATACAGATCAGTTTGAATAAAGACATGGGCACTGACTATTTTGCAGATCCCAGAGCTAGACTGATGGCATTGAAAGATGGCAATGGTCAGATCAGCACAGGGTGGCCTAGTGTGGATAAGAAACTATATGGCGGATTCAATCGTGGAGAGTTGAATATCTTCTGTGCAGCATCAGGTGGTGGTAAGAGTTTGTTCTTGGCCAACCTAGGTGTGAATTGGGCACTGATGGGATTGAATGTTATCTATCTAACTTTTGAATTGAGTGAGCGATTAGTGGCCATGCGTGTGGACAGTATGACTACTGGCATTGGTACAAGGGACATTTTTAGAAATATCGATGATGTCGAACTCAAAGTAAAGACTTTGCAAAAACGCAGTGGACATCTGCAAATTAAGTATATGCCTAGTGGCAAAAATTGCAACGATATTCGAGCCTATTTAAAGGAATATCAGGTCAAATCAGGTGTGAAACCAGACGTTATTTTAATAGATTACTTGGATTTAATGATGCCTTTGTCAGTGAAGGTAAGTCCCAGCGATTTGTTTGTTAAAGACAAATATGTGTCGGAAGAGATTAGAAATTTGGCAATGGAAACACAATGTATCACAGTGACTGCCAGTCAGTTGAATCGTAGTGCGGTTGAGGAAATTGAATTTGATCACAGTCATATTAGTGGCGGATTGAGTAAGATTATGACGGCGGATAATGTGATTGGTATTTTTACTAGTCGTGCAATGAAAGAGCGCGGACGCTATCAGATACAGTTTATGAAGACACGCTCCAGTAGCGGTGTGGGCCAAAAAGTTGATTTAGAATTCAACTTAGAAACTTTGCGAATAAGCGATTTGGATGAGGAAGAAGACGGCGGTATTAAAAAGCCCACTTCAAATAGTGTATTGGATGGATTGAAAAGAACTAGCGTAGTTACCACAAGCACTGATAGTAACAAGTGGGAACGTGCAACTCCCAAGGAAGGGTTCGATCTTGCCAAACCTCAACCCCCAAAAACTTCAGGCCCGTCAATTAGGACCATGCTTAATAATCTACATCCCGAAAAGGATTAGAACCATTGGGTAGATTGATAGGTAGCACTGGCTTCTAAAGTCCTAAGCCACTGTTGATCACCGGGTTGATCGAAAAATGTCAACTCAATTGATGCAGGAACGATCTCCCAAGATGTTTGGCGAATCTTAACACTGGCGGACTTCACTCCTAAAGAATGCATTAGTTCGTCGTGACTCCAACTGAGAAAGCCGGCGCAGGCTTTAAACTGTTTGGGTCCCGCGCCCTTGCTCAATGCCATCAATATTGAAATATCATTGGTCACTGCGATATCATCAGTGACTTTTGCACTGGATATTCCCATCCAATCTGTAGTATGTATGATGTGTATTTTATCTCTACCTAAATTTCCGCCGTGCCAGATAGAATCAGATCCAGGGATCATGATACCCATCTTTCGTCCAATAGCCTGTAATGTTTGCCCAATCGCCTCTTGATTAATTTGTATTCCTATAGATAACTGATCAGTGTGGCTAATCAGTAGTATAACCTGCTGCTGAACATCATCTCGAAACATGGCAGGACTTGACGCCAATAAATTTCCAGCGAGTTTATCGTCATATGTAATCATAATAATATTTACCGACAAACAATATCTGTTAAAGATAAACGAACGATAAATATTATTTGTATGAGAATTACCGATTTTATTAGTTATAACGACAGTCTAAATCCCAAGCTATGGGACGATAGTCATTTAAAAGAACCTGTTAGGGATGCCCTTTTGCGCATTGCCGCAGACTTTAAAGAATTCATCGATGTACCTTTTGACATAGTTGATGTTGTGATAACTGGCGGAAATGCCAATTATAATTACACAGAGCATAGCGATATAGACCTGCATCTTATCGCCGATTTTGGATCAGTTACTTGTGATCGAGAAGCTGCCGAATTATTTGATACCAAAAGACATCTTTATAAAAAAACATACGATGTTAACATATATGGAATTCCTGTAGAACTGTATGTTGAGGACAAGGATCATCCGGCAGTAAGCAGCGGTAGTTATAGCATACTTCACGACAAATGGATGTCTGTACCAAATCCAGATCTTCCCGACTATGACGAAGATACTGTCGAAGAAATGGCAGAAGTATGGAAGGGTGTACTAGATCATGCTATGGATACTGAATCGTTGGATGCATGTAGGACCGCAGTTGATCTCTTGAGGAAATATAGAAAATTGGGGCTTGGAACAGATCAAGGAGAATTTAGTGTGCCTAACCTAGTGTATAAAAGTTTGCGCAATGACCATACGCTGGGCAACATCACTGAATTCATCGATCAATTACATGATCGAGAACTCAGCATTTAATTACTTACATCAGAAATAACTGCGGTGGAGGTTTCTTTGTCGATGGACATGTATCCACTACACGCAAAGTTCCAATCATCATTACCCTGTCCATCTCCGGTAGTTTCATCGTTAACTGGCACTGTAATTTTGATATGTTTGAGAATATACTCGCGCCCGTTTTCAAAAACTCGCCAAACATGATCTTTAGAGCCGCGTCCTGGCTGACCGCGACTTTTGTTGAATCTAATATGGTACTTGTTCATATTATACTATAATTGGGCCATTTTCAGCATTAGTGGGTGCAGCTTGCTGTTGCGGAGGAGTTTGCCCGACACCCAGTGTAAAGTGTATAAACCTAATGGGTTTGGCAGATGCATGACGACTAAACGAATGTGGTATCCATGAATTGGCAAAAAACAGTAGTCCGGGTTCCGGCGTAAAGTTGATACTGTTACTGGCATAAGTCACATTGGCCATGTTAGCCTCTGGCAGATTAATCTGCTTTTTAGCAGGTCTCGGATCGTTGATTACGACTTTCGAACAATCGGCTGGCGTATCTAGGAAATAAAATCCCACCAACTGCGCTCCAAAACCATGAACATGTTCGTCCATGGCACTATGCCTGTGATGTTCTTGACACCACATCTCCATAAAGAATACATTTTTATTGGTCATATCGGAACCCTGAGATTGCAATATATTCCAACCAGTCGCACCTACATAGTTTGCAAAGTCTGCTATTCTAGGATCGTTGAATAAATTTTCAGTTTGATACAATGGATAAATCGGATCTAATTTTGGCTGTTCTTTTTTTCTTTTGGTCAGCATATCCATAGATATAGATTTGACTGTGTGTAGAAATTCAGGCTTTTTAATCGTATATATTGTGCTGGGAAAATACGAAAACACTTCTAACTGATTTTCCGGCTTAGCTTGGGGCTCCGACGAATTTCCAACAATAGTCGGGTTATCTGATAATTCGATTCCCGAGCTCCCTACAATCACAGGGTTATTTTCTGTATTCATATGTTCCTTTAAATTATTAGATCACCGTCTTCATCTACTCGGGGCATCATAGGCCAAGCTACATTAAACGGATCACTAGTATCTAAAGAGTTTAACAAATTTGAATAAGTTTGCCAAGCATTTTGGACATCTCCGGTAGTATTTTCAATGCGATCAGTTGCAAATAATTTTAATGATTCTAACTGTTCAGCTACTGATTTTTTCCGTGCTTTTGTAGTAACTCGCTTCTCATCATCATCCATTTCCCTAACGGTCCAGGTATCTTCATATACTCCATCACTGGCTAGTTCATAAGTGCATATAGGCACTTGAAAATTGCCCACTGGCATGACATCCGGGCCAGGCTGCTGGTGTCTTCGAAATCGTGCGAGGTTGGCGGGTAGATTATTCAAATCTATCCCGGGCCAGGCTTGTAGTACATTATCCTCCAAAAGTGGATGTTGCCAGGGTTGTCCATCTTGCATTTGTATATATAAGTTCATAAATATGATCTCCTTTAATTAAGTGTATTTAATATTTCACCGGATCCTAGATAAAAGATCTAGGGTCGTTGTATTTTAGAGGTTGCTCGAAGGCCCTGTTAGTGTGCTTGGGAAAGTTCGTATATTGCCCGGCCAGATGATTCGAACAGCGCCGCCGCCGGCTTGCGCAATCGTGGCCCCGCCGCCGCCTACTATGACTGCATAAGAAGTACCCGGGGATACATTATAATTATTCAGGTATCCTAAGCCTCCACCGCCGCCACCAGAACTGGCTCGAGGCCCGTTGGAGCCGCTGCCCCCGCCATAAGCGCCACCCAATCTGTCGCTGTCCGATGCAGTGGCACCACCTGATCCGCCGCCGCCACCACTGCCAGTACCAGAATAGCTAGAAGTTCCGCCAGCACCGGAACTGCCCTGACCGTAAACACCAACGCCGCCGCCACCGCCGTGATTGAGCGTATATTTAAAGCCACCACCACCACCAGCTCCACCAGTTCCAGCTGCACCATCAGCAGCATATACACCAGAACTATTTGATCCAGTACCACCAGCACCACCGGCGCCGCTATATCCACCAGCGCCACCACCACCACCAGAGCCAGCGCTATTGTTGCCACTACCACCGGCACCACCATATCCGCCACCGGTACCTGCATAGTCGCCACCAGCCCCACCGGCGTAACAATATACATATCCAGTACCTCTTCCACCGCCACCACCTCTAACAAGACTGGAGTTAATAAAGTAACTTTGGGAGCCGCCGGCACCCTGCGTACATCCGGCTGCATCGCCTCCGCCACCACCAACTGCTACTACACTGACTGATGTGACATTTGCTGGTGCGATCCAAGAGAATGTGCCAGGAGTAGTATACAAATTCTCCCCGCTAGCAACTAGGGTTGTAACCTGTGTAGTTATACTGGCAGTACTAATACCGTAGACACTATTAGCATAAACAGATACTGTATATGTAGTTCGGGGAGTTAATCCCAATATTAGTATAATTCCAACCGATGCGGTAGTTGCACTGATACTAGTGGTGCCAGTCGTTGCCACTGCTGTGTAACTGGTTATAGGAGTAATATAATAAGACGATGGAGGTGCTGTAAAGTTTACAGTAATACCCGTGCCGCTAGAAGCCACTGCTGAACTTAGTATAGGTGCTCCTGGTACATATGTGTTACTTATTGTTAATGCGTCAGTATCGTAACCCTGGGCCACATTGGTACTTGGGAATGACCTAACCTGACCGGGCCATACAACACGAACTGCGCCCTTACCACCCGCTGTATTAGTATTGGCACCACCGGCACCTACAACTACTGTATAAGAATCTCCTGCTGTGACTGATACGTTGTTTACATAGGCCAACGCGCCGCCGCCACCGCCTGGCATAGATCCGCCACTTATAAAGGATGCACCGCCACCTCCCCCAAAGAATCCGCCAAATCCGCCTACATTTGAAACAAATCCATTACCATATCCCCCTATGGTGCCGTTACTTCCGCCAGTACCTGGTCCGGCAGATGCAACGCCACCAGTGCCGTTACCGCATTTCCCAAACAGTCCGACACCCCCGCCACCCCCGCCTACACCAGGCTGGCCGCGTCCACCACCACCACCACCGCCAGTGGAAGCAGCTCCGTCATTACCTGCGCCACCACCACCTGCGCCGCCAGCAGCAGTATATCCACCTGCGCCACCGCCACCGCCACTCTGGCCGGAACAACCTGCGCCACCGCCACCGCCACCAGAAAACCCCGTACCAGCAATGACTGATCCGCCAGTTTGTCCAGAACCGCCGCCGGCTGATACGTGTACAGTATTTGGCAATGCTGCCATCGTAAAACTACTGGCCCCGCCGTTGTTATTATTCCCATCTAATCCGCGCCCTGAACTTCCACCGCCAACGCTTATTACACTGACTGCGGTAACATTTGCAGGTACAACCAAAGTATATGTTCCGGGAATCGTATATGCTATACTTGAGCTGGCCACATATGTAGTAGTCGATATACTGTTGCTGGATGTGCTATTGCCATATACACTAGTAGCATAAACAGATACCGTGTAATTAGTGAGTGGAGTTAATCCCGATATCAATACAGTTCCAGATGATGCGGTAGTTGTAGTGATACTAGTAGTTCCAGCGGTTGCTACTGCTGTATAACTGGTTATAGGGGTGATATAATAAGGTGATCCTGCTGAGAAATTAATCAAGATCGATGTACCATTGGATGCCACTGCTGAATTTAATGTAGGCGGCCTTGGCACATATGTGCTACTTACTGTTAATGCGTCAGTATCGTAACCCTGGGCCACATTGGTACTTGGGAATGATCTAAATTGTCCAGGCCATACTATGCGAACTCCTCCGTTACCGCCAGCATGGTCAGGGACTGTGCCGCCAACACCGACAACCACTGTATAGGATGCCCCGGGTGTGACTGATATATTATTTGCATAAGCAAGACCGCCACCACCGCCAGCGGCTGCATTATTACCGGGTACATATGACCCGCCACCGCCACCGCCAAATAATCCACCAAAACCTCCGGTGCCGCTACCAGTGAGATTAAAGTTAGCATATCCGCCAGTAACTCCACAACTTCCGCCTGTACCTGGACTTGGTGGCGTGGGCGAATAGACACCGCCCGCGCCGTTACCGCATTTTCCAAAAAGTCCGACACCTCCGCCGCCGCCGCCACCAGAATTTGCACTAGTAAGGCCACCGCCACCTCCACCACCGCCACCGCCGGTAGAAGCAGCTCCATTAGCACCATGTGCGCCGCCAGTGCCGCCAGCTGCTGTATATCCACCTGCACCGCCACCACCGCCTTGTTGGGCCGACGACGCCGCTGCCCCGCCAGCGCCGCCAGCAAATCCTGTACCTGCAATGACTGACCCCCCCGTTACTCCAGAACCACCACTAGCTGATACATGTACTGTATTTGGCAATGCCACCATTGTGAAACTGCTGGCCCCGCCGAGAGCAGTATTATTGCACCTAGACGTGCCCGATGCGCCACCGCCTACTGCTACAACACTAACTGAGGTAACATTTGTGGGCACTACCCAACTATATGTTCCGGGAATTACATATGCTGCGCTGCCGCTGGCTACAGCAGTGGTAGTTGATAGACTACTGCTGGATGTGCTATTGCCATATAAATTTGTAGCGTATACAGAGAATGAATAAGAGGTAACCGGAGTTAGTCCCCTTACGAGGATACTGCCTGACCCAGATGTAGAAGTCGTGCTACGGTAATTTCCATCCGAAGATATTGCAGTATAGCTAGTTATTACATCACCGCCGACATAAGTAGGTGCTGTATAGGTAATAGCGATCGCAGTGCCACTAGTAGCGGAAATTCCAGTTATCGTAGGTGCATTTGGAACAAATTGACTGCTAGTTGAGTTTGCGTAACAAACAACTGCTGTCGAAGGGAAAGATCTTATTTGTCCGGGCCATACTATACGTACCCCGCCGTTACCACCGGTACCGCCAACATAAACACCAGAGGAATCACCTGCGCCGCCCGCACCTACGACTACTGTATAACTTTGGGCCGCATTAACTGTATAGTTATTAACATATGCTAGGCCGCCGCCTGCCCCGCCTGCACCACTATTGTTTGATCCACTGACAGCACCTCCCCCGCCTCCTCCAAAAACACCACCATACCCTTTTGTTCCTACTTGTCTCCCAGGTGTTCCTCCAGACCCGCCACCGCCACTTGGATCACACACTGCACCGGTGCTACCGGTAACTCCGTTTGAGCCTAGACCAAACAGTCCAACTCCGCCACCGCCACCTTTTTCTCCAACAGCATTAATGGCACCGCCAGCACCAGAACCGCCGCAGCCTGCGGCACGGCCAGCACCGCCACCTGTACCAGTATAGCCGCCAGCACCGCCACCCCGAGCGCTGGCGTCTGCGCCGCCAGTGCCACCTGCAAATGCCACGGCGGTATTGCCTGTTCCTGATCTACCAGTACCACCGGTACCGCCTGTATAATTTGAAGTTCCTGGAAGACCGCCATATGCACGGACAACACATGTGGCTGCAAAATAACTCGAGCCGCCTGCGACGCCTGCATAACAACTTCCATTGACACTATTGCCAAAAGTGCCACCTCCACCACCACCTACAGTGACTACACTGACTGAGGTAACTCCGGCAGGTGTAACCCAACTGTAAGTCCCGGGGAATTTATATATATTCGAACCCGGAGATGCATAGGTTGTGATAACAGACGATGTACTACTAACATCACCATCGCCTACGAGATTTGTTCCATATGCCTGGAATGTATAAGAAGTTAACGGACTTAAATTTGATGCAGTTACTGAGACATATACATCAAACGGTTGAACAGTACTAGTAGTCGCACCGCTAACTGTGACGCTACGTGCATAGTAACTGTTGTCTACTATGCTAGTGGCATTTTGTAAAGTTAACATAGTCACTGTGGTTGCCGAGATGATAGCACTGATGTTAGTGCTGTTAGTTTGTGTAGTTGACAACGGTGCAGTTGGTGGAGTAAAAGCGCCTGTATAAACTGCTAGATATCTAGCAATGCGTAGATTGCTTATATAACCATTGAACCAAGTCGTATTATATCCAGGGTTTTCAGTACCGATGTACAAATATTGTTCGTACATGTCATTCGAATATGTTCCGGATACGGCACTGGTGCCATTTACATATAATGTAACTGTTGATCCGACGCGGACAGCAGCCACGTGATACCAAGCATTAGCAGCATATGTATTAGCAGATACCATGACCCCAGGCGAACTTTGCCCTGATGATGAGTAAAAAAATTCAAACTTACTGGCCACAGCTCTACCATAAGAAATCTTCATGCCGTGATCGCCACCGAGATTTTGTGTCCAGTTGCCCAGCATCGATCCGTTGGTGGTGGCAAGAGGATACACCCACATTTCAATGGTAAAATCTGTAGTGCCAACTAGGGGATTTGGGGTGGTTGAGAATGAAAGATAGGAGCTGCTGCCATTGAAATATCCAGAGTAACTGGTAGTGGGCAGCGTGGTAGTGGTGCCTGCTAGTGCGCCATTGGCTAATACTGAATACGAGTATGCTGGAATGACACTGGTACCGGGTAGAAACCTGACCAAAGCCGACGGCGTCGATGTGACATTAGTCGAAGTTATTATGGCCGATATCGATGTTGGTGCTGTAGGTACCGCATAACTGGATAACATGATAGGGGACGAGTATGTACCATAGACAACATTGCTGGCAGTACTGAGTAAACTGTTACCGGCAAAGTTGGTGGCATACATGTTGAACACATAATATGTACTCGAGCTCAATCCTGGGATGACGACGGTGTTAGTGCTTACAGATACTGTGGCGGTAAATCCTGCAGGATTGCTGACTGCTGTATAAGTTAATATAGGACCGCTGCCCGAATAATTTGGCGCAGTAAATTTCAAACTAACTGTGTTAGTGGCCGTAGTAGTCCACGTTGCAGTTAATGCCGTAGGAGCATCGGGCACATAGTTGGCCGTGAACCGCACAAATCCTGTTATTTTGACGCCGCCTTGAATTATTGTCATTTGCTTTATTTATTAGTTGATAAATCTCTAATTTCTAATTGAATAGTATTGTCCCTGACGCAGTGAATATGTAGTTTCTATAGCCACCTTCTACAACATAAGTAGCGGTATTTACAACTGCCGGATTAAATGAAGTTGGATAACGGAGGATCGCTATGCCAGATCCGCCAGCAGTACCGACCGATGAACCGCCTGCACTACCGCCCCCTCCGCCGCCCCCTCCGCCAGAATACTGTTTCGCCGCAGTTCCAAGATCAGTTGTAAATGCTCCATTGCCGCCTCCGCCAAATCCACCTATACCGGTGGCGGTGCCGCCACCACCTGCACCGCCACCTGCAAAATAAACTGCATTAGTGGCAGTAATGTATTGTCCCACACCTAATGTTAACGCCAGTGTTGTAGAAATTATAGTAGTAAATGTTCCAGTACCTCCATTGCCTGGAACACCGGAATTGTGATTAGCACCAACGCCGCCAGCGCCACCACCGCCTCCACCAGATGAGCTAGTGTTGTTAGTGTAGCTAGAACCTGCACCGCCAGCAAATCCAACTCCGTAACCGTATGTGGCGAATTGCGTGCTAGTTCCGCCGACAGTATTATTGGAAGCGCCACCACCACCAGAACCGCCTGGAAGACCGTTAAAGCTAGGAGACCAGCCTCCACCTCCGCCGCCGCCCACTGCTGCTCTCGTAACGGCACCTCCGATAAACGATGAAGTAGAACCAGCGTTCCCAGCTATAGTCGATGCCGATGCCGCAGCACCAGCACCAATTATAACTGAGTATAACACACCAGAAGATATAGTCTGACTACTGACGTAGACGAGACCGCCAGCGCCACCACCGCCTCCTCTTCCATGAGTGCTCGTTCCACCTCCACCTCCACCACCTCCGCCCACCAACAGAATTTCTATGGGAGGCATTGTGTTAAAAATTGTACTAGTAGATCCTACACTATCACCTAAAATACTAGTTGAATATATAGTCGCTGTGCTAGGCACTGATATACCAGGGAAAGTTAATATAGCACTACCCAAAGTGGTGTAAGCTGATGCTGAAATTCCGCCTGCTTGGCCAGTGAACAGGTAAGACTTAATTCCAGTTTGTGTAAATGCATCTTGAACATATGCGATCCCAGTCCATGTGTTATTTGAAAAATATGCTGTTGATGATGTAACTACTGGATAAGGGAAATTTGTATAGGCAGTAGTCGTTGTCAATGCTGAACAGGCTGCAACCAATGTGCTGGGAAACTGTCTATCACTAGCTGGCCACACGATACGAACTGCACCGCCTCCACCTATTGAATTTGCACTACCACTTGGTGTGGGTGCCGCCCCTACGATAACTGTATATGATAGATTATATACCACTGTGACAGTGTTGGCATATACTAATGAACCACCGGCACCACCACCGCCTGCGCTGCCACCCCCACCACCGCCGTATACTCCCCCGCCACCATATGTTCCCGCGGAGACTGTGCTAGTGCCCGCAGAGCCGCAAGATCCACTGCCTCCACCAATGCCAGAACTTCCACTGGTAGTGCCACCGGCACCACTGGCACCTAGACCAAAGATTCCTGTGCCACCCCCACCTGCTCCCAGACTACCGGTATACCCACCGCCACCGCCGCCGCCACCGAAGCCGTTAGTACCAGAGCTACATCTACCACCAATGCCGCTGCCAGGATATGTGCCCAATGTAGTAGTTACCGAACCGACATTAGTGATGGCTAGACTTCCACCATTGTCTACTATGGTAGCATTTTGCAGAGTTAGAAACGCAGTGGTAGCTGATGATGCAATAGCAGAGATATTAGTACTGGAAGATTGTGTAGTTGCTAACGGTAACACTGGCGGAACAAAGTTACCTGTATATACAGCTTGTCTAACCACACGAAGATTGGACATAGACCCTACTAATTTATAAGGATCAAATGTTTGTCCTATATTCATAAGAGTTCTAGTGAAGTTTGTGGCATCGGCAAATTGCAATCTATTGATACCATTGATGTATATATTTAGGTTGCCAGCAGTTCTAACTACTGCCACATGATGCCACACACCAATGACCATGCTGGCATTGCTAGAAATAGTGCTACTGACGCTGCCGATCCTAACGATAAAGGTACCAGCGTTAAAGTAAACTCCAAAGCCAGCAGTATCACTTCCAGTAGTCCTAATATCAAACATGCCGGGGAATGAATTAGTGGTAAACGATCCAGGATTTACCCACCATTCCACAGTAAAATCAGCGGTGCCTAAAGCAGATGGCAATGTTGCTTGTAATGCTTGACTACCACTTAGACTTGCGTAGTATAAAGAATTACCAACATAGCCGCCCGCACCGCCACCGCCGCCACCTGCGCTACTTGCGCAATTGGCTGCAACCCCGCCAGCATTACCACCATATACGACCACTGAGTTAGCTTGCCCTGTTCCGCCCTGACTATATCCTGGGAAATTAACAGTACCTGCACTATATCCGCTCCTGCCGCCCAGCGCCGAAGCTACACTGCCACTGACAAATGTACTAGTTCCGCCAAAGCTGTTGTCTACTACCGTACCAGCACTGGATTTTCCTGACCCCCCTGCTCCAATGGCCACCACGCTGACTGATGTTACATTAGGATTGGCATTGATCCAGCTGTAGGTTCCTGGCACCGTATACGCTTGACTACCATAAGTATATGGCAATACAATAGGTGTCAATGTCTCTGTGCCCGGGCCAACTTCTGAATTAGCATATACTGAAAATCTATAGAAAGTTCCTGAACTCAATCCGCTGACTGTTATCGTTCCTGTACCGCTAGTGTTGAGTGAACCGGTGATGAGACCTGGATAGCTAACAGCTGTCACTGAAGTAACTGTGAAACTACCTCGATTAGTTGGACCTGTAAATAAGATAGTGGCTGTATTTAGAGTGGTCATCGTTGCTGATGTTATGACAACTGGACCCGGTGCCGACAATGAAGTCATAATAATACCACCAGAAAAATTGACACCGCCACTAATTATCATATTAAAACGCTCCTGAAACGTTAGTACTAGGGAATGATCTAGTTGCACCGGACCAAACAATTCGAACCGCGCCAACCCCGCCCGGTGATTGTGGACAGTTTCCAGTTGCCCCGCCGGCGCCAACGATTACGGTATAGCTAGCGCCCGGAGTAACTGATACATTATTAGCATACGCCAGTGCTCCTGCTCCACCGCCCGCCATCGCACCACCACCAATAACTGAGGCTCCTGTACCGCCACCATATGTGCCACCTTTACCACCAGTTCCACTAGTTTGTGCGCCACCTGCACTACCGCCAGATCCACCACCACCACCACCTGTGCCGTTACAGCCCAGTCCATATAATCCAACGCCGCCGCCGCCCATACCTGTACCATTGCCGCCGCCGCCGCCGCCGCCAGTTGATGCAGCACCAGCAGCGCCGCCGCCAAAGCCGCCAACTCCGCCAGCAGCGGTATATCCGCCTGCTCCGCCACCACCACCTTGTTGGCAACCATTGCCGCCGCCACCTGCACCGCCAGCAAATCCAGTACCAACACCAACGGTTCCGCCAGCGCCTCCAGTAGCACCATAACTACCGCCAGCACCGCCACCTGCAGATACATAGGTCGTGCTTGGCGATGTTAATGCGAAGCTACTGGCGCCACCGGATACTTGAGCAGCACACTTCATACGACCAGTTCCACCACCACCAACAGCTACTACACTGACTGATGTAACTCCCAATGGTGCGACCCAAGAGAAGGTGCCAGTGTTTATATATAGAGCATTGCCCCAAGGTGTACCAGTGCTTACTGCGCTGCCCGGGCCTTGACCTGCGGCATTGGAAGCATACGCTACAAAACTATAGGCAACGCCTGAAGTCAATCCTGATACAGTTACTACATTGCCTGATACAGTGGTTCCTGAGAAGCTGCCGGGACTTGCAATCACAGTATATCCGGTTATAGACAACCCACCGGTATTGACAGGGGCTGTTACAGCAACACTTACTGTAGAACTGCTGGTGCCAGTTATGGCAGCTATCGTAGGACTACCTGGAACGCCATTTGTAGTGATCGACAAGGTGTTAGTTGATGTCGTAGTTCCTGCTAGATTAGTAGCATATCCCGTGACAGTATACGTGGTATTATTAGTCAATCCACTGATGTATACGGTGCCTGTCAGCAGCCCATTAACTACTGATACAGTACCACTGGAGTTTCCAGGTGTAGTCACTGCTGTAAATTGATACGTGGGCAGTATTGCCGATGTTGATCCAGTATTGGAAACAGACACCGCTATCGTACCTAAACTGAAATTAGTCACTGTAGTCACAGTGACAAAAGCAGGCGGACTATATCCACTGGCTAGTTTAGGAGTAGTACATGCAACTGTGACATTGGTACTGGGGAAACTCCTCGTTGTTCCAGGCCAAACAATTCGAACTGCTCCACTGCCACCTAAACCACCAGAGCAACTGCTGCCCTTTGTGCCCCTAGCACCCACTACCACAGCATAGCAGGAATTAGGAGTCACTGCGATGTTATTACCATAAGCTAATGCACCGCCACTACCACCGCCGTGTCCGCAACCGCCGTTTGCACCGGCGCCGCCGCCGCCACCATATGCACCACCAGCACCGCCTACACCAGAAACTGTGCTGGTTCCGCCAGCTACCCCACAGGAGCCACCACCACCGCCTACCGCGTTGCCTGCTGCCCAAGTGCCGCCAGCGCCGTTAGAACCTTGTCCAAATAGTCCAACTCCGCCGCCGCCGCCAGAATATTGACCTGATGCGCCGCCACCTCCGCCAGCTCCACCAGTGCCAGCACTACCTGTACTGGCGTTCCACGCACCACCGCCACCACCATTGCCCGAATAGCCGCCAGCACCGCCGCCTGCGCCACCGTTGGCTCCGTTACAGGCAATGCCGCCCGCCCCGCCGGTGCCACCACCGGTTCTAGCTGTTCCTGAGCCAGTCCCACCTCCTATATACCCACCGGCATTGGAACCACGAAATCCGCCGCCACCACCCGAAGCCTGGAGTGTACCAGACGCTGCAAAATAACTTGCGCCGCCTTGGCCGCCCGATGCGCCGCCTCCACCTCCGCCGCCTACAGCTACCACGCTGACGCTGCTGACTGTGGCAGGTGCTTTCCAAGTATAGCTACCCGGTGTAGTATAACTGGCTTCAGTGACTGCCTGGGAACCAAATGGGAATGTCACAGTGCTGGCAGTACTGATAGTACCGGTGCCAAGTGAATTAGTGGCATAGACTTGGAATGTATAGTAAGTGCTACTGTCCACAGTCATGACAATGGGACTTGCAGATGCAGATTGTGTCTGCCCAAATGGTGTTGCAATCACCGTATAGGACGTTATAGGTGTGAATCCTGGATATATAGGAGTAGTCCATGCCACTGAAATAGTTCCTGTACTGGTAGCAGAGGTTATCACAGCAGTGGGTGCAGATGGGACTGCACTGATGCTGGTACCGCAATTACCCACATTGGTACTGGGGAAACTTCTTGCTGCGCCGGGCCATACGATACGAACTATTCCCCCACCTCCTATCGATGTTGTTAATGAACCAAAAGTGATGGTGCCGGAACCAACCGTCGTCCAGATATATGTCCTATATCCGCCCGAAACTGTAATAGTTGGATTACCTGTAGTGCTTGTTGCTGGTAGATAGATATCTGGATAACGGATGACTACTATACCTGAACCGCCATTACCACCTAATACGGTGCCGCTGGATTGAGAACTTCCTCCACCACCGCCACCAGTGTTTGGTGTTGCATTTCCTCCATTGGTATTAGTAACTAATGCGCCATTGCCGCCGCCCCCTGTGCCTCCCAACCCACCTGTTGCGCCCGTCCTACCACCGGCACCACCACCACCTGCGTAGTATGTTGCTGTTCCAGTGATGCTAGATTGTATTCCAATACCGCCTGCGCCCGCAACAGAACCAGAACCGGCGGCGCCAACGGCTCCTGCTCCACCACCACCGCCACCCGGAAACGGAGTGCTATTGACACCAGCCCCGCCGTTATTGCCTTGACTGGGGCTAGTGCTTGGTGTGTTACCCGCACCACCACCGCCGGTGCTTAAATAATTTCCGCCTCCACCAGAGCCTCCCGAGCCGGCGGTGCCGGCAGAAGAGGCACCACCACCGCCACCACCACCAGTTGCAGTTATTGATGCAAACACAGAATCGAGACCGTTTGCACCTGTTCCTGACCCACCCGTAGCGCCTGCGCCGACTGTGACTGTGTATGCCACTCCGGTAGATACTGCATAACTGGATGAAGAAAGATAACCACCGGCACCACCGCCACCTTGACCGCCACCGTTTGTTGTTCCACCACCGGCACCACCACCGCCAACCACTAGATATTCTACGGTAGGTGGTGGCAACATAACACCGCCAGCGCCCACAGTGACCGCATAACAGTTGCCCGCAATCACTGGATAGTTGTTGATATAGGCCAATCCGCCACCGCCACCACTTGCACCAGCAGCAGCCCCGCCACCGCCAGGATATCCGCCATTGGAACCGCAGCCACATGCGCCACCGCTGCCGCCGTAGCCATAATAATGTCCACCTGGAGAATTTGCACCCGGCGCACCGTTCGTGCCCTGTCCAAATATTCCCGTACCACCACCACCGCCATAATTAGTACCGTCGAAAGTTCCGCCGCCCCCGCCGCCAGATATTGATGTAGTGGTGGATGTGTTTAGGACCAGCGAGAAATTTATTGTCCCCGATGCTGTGAATATATATGTCCTAAATCCACCTGACGCAACATATGTAGCACTGGTTATTGCCGCCGCAAATGTATCTGGATAACGCACGATCACTACCCCGGAACCACCGTTACCGCCAATGTTGTAACCACCGCCAGTAGTGGACCTACCAGCACCACCGCCGCCACCTGTGTATGGTGTGCCGGAAAAACCAGTGGCATTTGCACTATTACCCGCTGCGCCACCTCCGTAGCCACCCAAGGACTGCGCACAGTTGGATACGCCAGAACCGCCACCACCAAAATAAACACTGTTTGTGGCAGTGATATACTGACCAACTGCCAATGTTATGGCCAATGAAGTACTTATGATAGTGGTTGCAGTGCCAACACCACCAGCACCGCCGGGCGACGATGCACCATTAGCACCAACGCCTCCAGCACCGCCACCACCAGCACCTGCATATCCAGGCGCTGTATTAAGTCCGCTGCCGCCCGCAAATCCAAAACATGCACCCGTTTTGGCGCCGGGGCTGCTGCCATTATTGGCTGCACCGCCGCCGCTGCCGCCGCTGCCCCCGGCTCGGACAGTGGTTGCAACTCCAGTCCAACCACCACCATAGCCGCCGCCCAGGGCAGTCAATCCAAATGCCACAGAATCTTGACCGTTTGATCCACCTGTGGCATTGCCCGAGCCGCCTTGGCCAACAGTGATACCATAAACTGTAGCACTCACTGCCGCAGATCCTAGGCGCACACCACCGGCACCGCCACCGCCAGCGTTGTCAGTACAGGCTTTGCTGGTGCCGCCAGATCCGCCGCCAGCCACTATGAGATATTCAACTGTGGTGGGGAGACTAGATGCACCCACCATGGGATAGCCGCTGCCACCCACAGTGCCGTAGCCACCAGCACCGCCAGCACCTGACAGTGTATTGCCGCCAGCACCACCAGCGCCTACCACAAATCCTGTATAGCCAGTGCCCGTGCCGCCCGCACCCCCGCCAGCCACATCGTTGAGGTTGTAACCACCCGCACCCCCAAAAGCAGCCAAAGCACCTGTGTTGATGAATGTACTGGTACCACCTGATGGCGCACGAGTTCCCGCAGTTACTGGCATGCCACCACCGCCACCACCTATGGCCAGGACACTGACTGAAGTGACTCCTGTGGGAGCCCGCCAGGTATAACTGCCCGGCGAGGTGTATGTGGTGCTGCTGTTGGCCACCAGTGTGGTGACGGCCACACTGGTACTGGCCGCGCTGGTGCCTGCATCAGTGATGGCTGCTATGGAGATGTTATAGCCAGTGAATGTGCTCAGTCCCACTACTGTGATGCCAGTGGCTGTGATGGATGATATCACACCACCCACAGGCGATGTTGACACCGTGTAGCCCGTGATGGGCAAGCCACTGGTAGCGGTATTGGCAGTGTAGGTGACCAGCACAGTGGTCTGCCCAGTGGCCACAATGCTGTTGATAGTGGGCGCACCGGGAGGATAGATGTTGTTGGTAACTACAGTGGCGCCACTGAACACAACTCCACCTGTCATTACAATTCCCATAAGCTAGCTGATTCCCTGTAAGTATATGATATTTATACATATAGAACACTAGCGAATTAAATTTTTTTAAGCGATAGGGCGAGTCGAGAGCAGCCCCCAGCAGAGCGCGAAGCGCAGAAAATTGTCAGCGACTTTTTTTTGAATATTAAATACATACATAATGACAAGACAGATACGCTTTCCATCAGCTACTAGCAGTGGATCAAGACTGCTGCTGACGCGCCATCAAGTATTGACATGGTGTGGTAAACACAGTATACTCTACAGTGAGCACTGGGACAACAGTGAATACACGGTGAGTCTAACAGACGAGAAAATGCTAACATTGTTCGTGTTAGCGTGGCAGGGTGAAGAATTCTATATAGAGACTGAAAAATTTGTCCAAAAAATTTTTTAGTCTAGTAGAATGCTTGACCCGAAGGCATTTTTCACTGTATAATCACGTAGACATAACCTAATGGAATGACCAATATATGAACTATAATTTTTTAAACCTAACCAATGCCAACCCCAATAACTTGGGAGAACGAGTGGCCATACGCAGAAACCTCATAGTCAGCGTGTTTACAGCCCAAGTGGTAAGAGATGGTACGGATGTGCCCACGCCAGTGACATGTGTGTTCGCACCGCCGCACGGCACTTGGGAAGTGCAGGAAAGCTACAAGGACGTGTTCGCACAGTTGAACAAGACTGAGGATGGTGTGGGCTACACGGCAGCAGCAGCCAAGGCATAGTGTGTGATCGGGTTGGAAGCTGAGCTAGCGCTCAGCTGAATCGGGCCACGAAATACCGGCGCGGCCCCGATTCTATAGTGTACCTAAAATTTTGGGGCGCAAAAAATAAAAGACCTGGAGATCTAGATCTACCGGTTTCTACTATAAGTCGGGTTTTTTACGGTGGAGATTTTAAGAATAATTGGCATGCTTGCTTGCAAAGCTGCAAGCAAGTTTGGATTATATACTCCACCACCCCACCACCCACCAGGGTCAGTCTTCTTCCACCTGCTCTCGGATGTCCAACACCATGGCAGTGTCTCCGTAGAGATCAAAGCCTTCAGCAGTCAGCTCCTCCACGGCCTCCGACAAGAGCTGTTCTACCAAGCGTACCCTAGCGGCCTGTGCAGTGTCCCGACGGCGCTGTACGCCGCTGCCCACCTTGTAGACTAGTGCGTAGTGCTGCTCACAGTAGTGCTTGTC